ATGTGTGCGAATTACGAACCAATTGAAAAAGATCGAGTACACCTTCTTAATCTTTTCGAACCTACTTTTGACTATAAGGCCGATGTTTATCCTGGTTACGATTGCCCTCTTATTTTTTCTAAAGACGGTCATATCGAATGGCGGCAGGTTAAGTTTGGAATGATACCTCCATGGAACCATGATCTTAAATTCTCAAAGTATACGTATAATGCCAGAACTGAAACTGTAGATAAAAAGCCTAGCTTCCGACACGCTTGGGCTAAAAGTCAGTTTGCTTTAATCCCAGTTGAAAAAATTTATGAACCACGTTACGTAAACGGTAAAGCCGAACGTTGGGGAATCTATCGAGAGGATGGCTTGCCATTCACAGTCGCTGCAATTTATGACTCAACCGTGATTGATGGGCAGCAAGTTCGCTCAATGTCTATGCTCACAATTAACGCTGACGCCCATCCCTTCATGAACCAGTTTCATAAACCTGAAGATGAGAAAAGATCGATTATTATTATCCCAGAGGAATATAGGAATGATTGGTTGAATTGTAAAAAAGAAGAGGCGAATCAATTTTTCTTTGAAATGCCTTCAAACGGATTTAAATCGAATTATTTTCCAAGATCCAACAAAAAAGTCTCACACTAATCATTTTTTGATTCTGATTATAAAATGAGACAGTTATCTAAATTAAATTTAACAATTGAAAAATATTTAAATTAATGTAAATTTCACTATCCTACTTTAAATTTAAAGTTAATAAATGGGGTAATAAATGGATAAAATAATTGCTATTGCTATAGATGAGTACACCAATGCTCCAGAAGAAAATTTAAAAAATTGCCTCAATGATATTAATAGCATTTTAAATATATTAAATACTGATTATGAATATAATCTTGATGACTTAGGCTTAGTACTGTATAGCAAACCTGAGCAAACAACCCTTTCTTATTTATATAGAAGATTGAATGAGGAGTTTATGAACTCCTTCGAAAGTGATTCTATTTTATTAATATTTGCAGGTCATGGTGAATATAATCATTATTTACGTAAAGGTTATTGGCTCTGCTCCGATAGCAAATTTGACGATCCTACTACATGGTTTGATATAAATAACTTGTTATCATTCCTCGCATACTCTAAAGCTAAACACATTGCTGTAATTTCAGATAGCTGTTTTTCTGGTTCTATATTCACTAGAACTAGAGGTGGTGGACTAGAAGCCTTAGTAGATAAGAAGTCTAGACAAGCTCTAACTTCTGGAGGATTAGAAAAGGTTAGTGATGGACAAGAAAATGATAATAGCCCGTTTAATAAAGCTATTCAGTTAACTTTGAAAGAAAATGAGAATGAAACTTTAACTTTCAATTCATTTTGTGAAAACACTATCAAAAATTTCTCTAGTACAAAAAAACAGACCCCCGAGTATGGTTCGCTAAACATAGAGGGGGATGCAGGTGGAACTTATATATTTAAGAAAAAAATTAAAGAAAGTTATAATGGAATTTCTTACACAAATATGATATTACCACTAGAAATTGATAAAAGAATTAATATTGATTCCAAAATCAATATTCCTATATTTTCAGGTAGCACTACTATTGATTTAAATATTATTAATGTTTTTGTACAACAGTTAGGTTATGAAATTATAAATGATATCCGTGATTATACCTCTATAGAAATAGATCATCTTATTGAGCGTAGTTCAAAACATCCTTTTCAAGTTGAATCTTATTATACTATTCTAAGATTTGATCAAGAATATTTAAGTCTTGAACTCTCACATAATGATGACTTTGGTAATATACATCCTAATTATTACATTTATTCTATTAATTTTAAATTTAATCCCACTCGCAAAGTTAATATATATGATGTATTTGACATCAATGGTACTGATGGATTGTCAGATTTAATTAATCAATTTGCCGAGGATGAATGTAAATCTATTCTTCTTAATACACTAAATGAAATGAATACTTATAAATTAGACTTTACATTTAACGAGCACACACTATTTATATATCTTACCAATCATTTACCCCATGCATTTAAAGCCTGTGGTACCGTTGAGGTCCCATTAAAAAATGTATCATTTCGATCTTAAAACGTATGTTTGACATGAGCTCTATATAAAATTTTCACCTTTAAAATATTTCTTCTTATAGGGACCACTCATATGAAGAATTTCCGACCAAATGCACCAAGGTGAGCGTCAATCTTTGACTTCTATTTGTTTATCCACATTTTTTTTAATTTGAATTTAAACCTAGCTCTAGCATATCATCTTGATTATGTAACGAAATCAAGGAGTAACTATGAGCATTATCCCCAATTCCATTATCGAAATTAAACCACATCTCAATGCTGGCAAGGCATTGAGTGAGGTTGAATCAATAAAGTTAGTTTCACCTAGTACCTTTTTTTCAATACCTTTAGCTATAGAAAAAGTTTCAGCTGGTTTTCCATCTCCTGCTCAAGATTATGTTGATCGAACCCTCGACATGAATGAGCACCTAATTAAAAATGAAGAAGCAACATTTATTGTCAGAGTGGCATCACTTTCGATGCTTAACGCTGGCATTGATATTGATGACGAGCTGATTGTTGATCGTAGTCTTGATGCTAAACACAACGATATTGTTGTTGCACTCATAGATAATGATTTTACTGTTAAGCGCCTAATGATTGAAGAAAAGCGCTGGCTAAAAGCTGAAAACCCAGATTATGCCGATATACATCTTAATGAAGGGCAAGAATTAATAATTTGGGGTGTTGTTACTTATATTCTAAAAAATACAAGAAAAAAATCATGAGACATGAAGATAAAGTCTTTTTTCTCATAGATGTAAATAACATGTACGTCTCATGTGAACGAGTCTTTAACCCAAGTTTAAATAATAAACCAGTCATCGTTTTATCAAATAACGATGGATGTGCCGTTGCGCGCAGCAATGAAGCAAAAAATTTAAATATAAAAATGGGGGTGCCATTATTTCAAATCAAAGACATAGTGCAAAACCACAATGTTATTGTTCTCTCTAGCAATTATGAACTTTACGCAGAAATGTCCCGTAGATTTCATAAAATCCTTACCTCTTATGCAACAGAAGAAGAAGTTGAAAAATATTCAATAGACGAGTGCTTTGTTGATTTTTCATCTTATCAAGAATGTTTTGACTTGGAAAAAGTCGCTCATGATATGCGGGCGAAGATATGGAAATGGATTGGTTTGCCCGTGTGCGTTGGAATTGGTCGGAGTAAGACAGAGGCAAAAATATCCAACCATATAGCTAAGAAAAATCAATCATTTAACGGCGTTTGTGATTTGGTAAACATGGACCCTTGTAATAAAGAATATTACTTCGCGCAGATTGATGTATCTGAGGTTTGGGGTGTTGGCCGTAAGCACGCTAAAAAGCTTCAATCAATGGAAATTAACACTGTATTAGATCTCGCATGTAGTGAACCCAGAGAGATGCAAAGAAGATTTTCTATTGTGATGGCTCGTACTATTAATGAGCTGCAAGGCATCTCTTGCCTTGAAATTGAAGACACCCCACCCTCTAAAAAGCAAATTATTAAGTCATGTTCTTTTGGTGCAAAAGTTACCGAACTTATTGACCTTCAAGAAGCAATAGCGATGCATGCACAAGAAGCATGTAAGAGATTGAGAGATGATGAATCATTGTGCGGCTGTCTTATTGTTTTTGTTCAATCTAGCCCTTTTGATGAGAATGTACCGTACTATAATAAGTCTATAACCGGATCATTTTCACAGCCAACAGATTGTGCGTTAGATTTCGTAAAAGCTGCAACAAAAATGGTTTCTCATATTTATAAAGGAGGTATTAAGTATAAAAAGTGCGGCGTGATATTAACTGGGCTAGAACCGAAGGCTGGTCATACATATGACTTACTCACAGATTTGGAAGCTATAGAAAAGAAAGAACAATTGATGAAAACACTAGATAATGTACACGCAAAATTTGGGAAGAAAAAACTCGGTATAAGTACTTGTTATGTGCCAGGTCGCAATTGGTCAATGAGTAGAGATAAATTGAGTAGAAATCCTTTTCAGTGGGATGAGTTATTGACTATAAATGATTGATTGTTTTTAATACTAAAAATTTTTTTGGCGAACTCGATGATTGATAGAATATTTTTATTAGCATTCTTTTCTTTAACCCTATTTTCAATAATATACTTTACAAGTATTGAGCCAATTTATTATATAAATTTAAAAGATTTTTTAAAACTAACTCCAGAATATTTTCTTCCTACACTATTAATTTCCTTACTAGCTTTATATGTAACTGCTAGAAATTATTTAAGAAAGTCTGGAAATAGTATTGCAGCAACTTTTACACTTCGTAGTGATTTCTCATCCACTGAAAGATACATTTCTTCAATCATTTTAGTTAATAAAAAAGATAAGCCTGTCATAATTAATAAAATATTTATTAGAGTTGGTCATAATATTTATATTCAATTAATCGATGGTTATGATGAAACTTTTGTACTTAAGCCCTATGAAACCTTAAACCAAAAACTTGAACCACATTTCGTGTATATGGCGGGCGTAAAAAGAATTGTTAATCTTCCAGATATTATTAATAATAAAAAAATAAAGAAAAAAATAGTCTTAGATACTACAGAAGGAATCGTTGTATGTAGCAATTTAAGATACAAAAATATTATACATAAAGTTTTGAGTCATTATTCCACAGGATTAATTATTAGACATAAAGGGCAATTTATAAATGGGATTCCAGTTGGAAATAATGTTTTATACTTTATTGAAATAATAACAAAGAATGGTGAAAATTCCTTTATTACTATTAGTAAAAATCCAGAAAGTTCACTATTAGAAGGTAAATTAAAGTTTGATACTGAACAATTAAAAATGGAAAATGGTACTTCACATATTAATAATGTTATTGAAAAGGCTTTGGAAGATGGAGTGATTGATTGGCAAAATTTCAAAATACATTCTCAATTAGAAACTTTTGAGCATTATGAAGAATATGAAGAAATTGACCTAACCGATCAAAAAATGATTAGTTGGTTTGATTATCATATCAAGGCAAGAATATATACATATTTAAAAAACCGTGAAACTAGGAAAATTAACAATGACTATATTAAAAAATCAAAAAAATAGCCCTGCTTAGTCGACTTTCATATCAATATCAACACTCCGGCAAGTATTTAACTCGTGATCAGTACCGTATAATAAAACTATACAGCACTGTCTATTTCACTTTGTTAACATTCCTCGACTTCAATAAAATAAGATGGAATTGATTTGGCAACCCCATATATAACAATCGGCTGCCCCACCACAGGAGGCGGCCAAGTAATTTCAGGGAACAGTTTGTTTCTAATTGATGGCATTGCCGTTGCTTGTGTCGGTGATAAAACAACCTGCCCAACACATAAAATTGTCGCAACGATTGTATCTGGCGATCCGAATATGCAGATTTTCTATTCAGGGCTTTTTTTAAAGTGCTTTAACGCAAATAGATACGTTTACGTTGCTATTTATTGTATGGGCCGTACAGCCACATAAAAGAAAGCTCAGTAACAGTAACTTCATTAGGCTTCCAAAACCCTAGTAGCTGTTACGCCTTTTAATTGTGGCAATGTATAACGCTTACTTGCTGGTTGAGTTGTACGACCATACCATCTGAATTCTTGAAAGTCAGAGTCATTATAAAGTGCATAACAAACTTTATTTGACTGATTGCCTCCAAGGCATACTAACTTTCCAGACTTTTTGTCACGGCCAACTACAAAACAAACATGCCCACCACCCTTTCGAGTTTTAATAGCTACACAACCGTAAGCGGGTTTAGCTAATTTTGTACCATAATTCACATAATCCAATGCACGGTACCAATGCTTAGGATAAGCAATTCCAGCTGATTTCAAGCAATGTGCAACGAAGGTCCCACACCAAGCCGTTTCATCGTCAGCCCACCAAGCCTTTAGCTCCGAGAGCCATTTTAAAATAGTTGGGTTATGCTGTTTACCAGGTATTTCTTGAAGGCCAAGATGCTTTTTTGCTTCTGCAATCCAAGCTAATTCATCAGGCTTTGTTGGTGTTGGGATATTCAATAAAGAATTGATCCCTACTAACTGGCCTGTTAATTGCGGGCCATTAAGTCGTGGTTGAGAAATTTTCTTTCCAATCCATGACAGAACAAGCATCAAAGTACCAGTAACAAATGCATGATATTTTTCAGGAATAACTTCATAATCAACACCCCATTGTAGTGCTGGCAATAAAATTAGCATGATGAATGCACCTACCGCGGGTAACTTAACAGATAGATACTGCCAAGCATTGTTTTCAATTAACTTCACTCATCTTTCCTCTTTCGTAAATTATCTTGCTCTAAAGCCTCTAAAGCTTTGATTCGTAATTCGCTTTCTTTTTCACGTAATTCACTTTCTTTACGTTCTCTGCGGTCACGTCTCCACTGAAAAATGAAACTTATGAATAGGCCCACAACAGCCACAATTGCACCTGTATAGCTCAACCAATTAATTGAAGTTAAAGAACCAAAAGCACTTGCTAAACCACTCCAGAAAGTAGTTTTATTAGCAAAAGTTGTGACAGTGACTTCAATTGCCTGATGATCAGACATGACCTATTCCCCACGTTTCATTTGTGGTTATTTTTGCAAGTGTTGTTGTTCTAATTGGAGTAAGGTTCCAAACACAAAGCACGAAAAAAAAGCCCGAATTATTCAGACTTTTCTATGTGAAAACTATCTGCCTCTACTTGCTAGGGCATTTAATCCCTTAATGACTTCTTGACCTAATTTTAAGAATACGTTGTGACGTTCAATTTCGTTTTCTAAATACTTCTTGCGGTTTTCCCATGCTGATGAATTGAAGTAAGTACTTTCAAAACTCAAAGGCATTTTTAAAGCATCTGATAAAGGCATTGGGCAGTTTTCAGAAATACTACTTGCAGTATCAAGCAAAAGATCGGTCCAACTCTTTGATGATTCCTGTAAAGACGGAAGCGGTGCGAAATCGTGCAGGCGCGTCATCTGCACCTCTTTCCACTAAAATACCGTGGTTATCAACGCTTAACCGTAAATGAGTAAATAACTCATTGTTTAAATTATTAAAGTCTTGATAGCACAAATCAAAATCACTAGCTGGCATTTTCTTAATGAAATCTAGCCGCTGCTTAAATTGTTCTTCAAATAATTGAGGGTTTGTTCTATCCGGCAATAAAGCTAAGTGTTCATGATTAGAATAACTCAACTGAAAAGCCATCATGCAGGCAATCCATTCAGCGACGTTCTTACAATTTGCCTCTAAGAACTCCACTTCCATTCCAATAAGCTGTCTAACTGTAATTCCATTTTGAGTAGTTTCAGTTTTCCAATTATTTTCTGATTGAAGGAAAACTTTAGACCAGTCAGTGTTCACCTCCAACATAGTATTACTTTGTTTTTCAAGATATTTAAGCAGCAATAAATACCGTTCCTGAATTGATAAAAGTAAAGGATCCACATTGTCTAATGCTGATTTCAGAAAAGCTGAAAGTCTTTTTTCATTAAAATTTGGAGCAATGATAGATATTTTGAGACATTGCTCAAAACTAAGCTCTTGCATTTGGTAGGTATTTTCACCAACGTACACAGGATCAAAAGTAATCATTAGTTGCCTCCATATAATGAGTAAATATCCTTTGAGTCCCATGCAGTTCGACTCATTAAACTAATATTGACAGCTAAACTTAACCGGTTACCTTTTTCATCAATTGGCGCGACTATTGGTGCTGAAACACTTTCAAGAATAAAGGGTTTATAAGTTTTGCCATGAGTAGTGAGAGATACGAAAGGTGGGATAACCCCTGAAAACAAGCCTTCTAAGATTGTATTTGAATCATTAACGACATTTTGCAGCGTAGAATCAGACGATAATGATACTGGTACGCTCCAAGCCTCCAACTGCATGATCTTGTCTTCAACTTCGGATTTTGCATCACTAAAGGCCAAGAAAAAGATTGATAAATTAAGACGTACTGATGATGTAGATAGGAATACTTGAGTTGTATTCACTTTAGTTAAATTTGTTCGCCCTTCAACGCTCTTAAGTGCATTTTCAGCCGTTGCTAAAGGTCCTGATGCCATATCACTTAATGCTGAAATGAATGGTGAATTCTCACCTAACGTTGCTGCAGCTTGAAGCATTTGCCCAGTTTGCAAGTTAGCCATCAACATTGGCATCTTTAGTTCTGGATTGCTATTTTCAAATGGAGTTTGCCATTGGCTCTCAATACTTTTATCACCGTCAGTCAACAAAGCACGAATTACTGGTGAGGCTACTGGGTTACCATCTTTATCACAAAGTGAGAATTCAGCATATTTATGCTTTGAAATTGAGCCATAGAAAGGATCTGATTCAGTACTGGGCAACTTTGTTTTAGCTGTATTAACAGCTGGTGCATATGCTAAAGCTTTGGACATGTTTAAGTACTAATTCATAACAAATAAGCTATTATTAAATAAAAAATATGGACACTTATTAGCTTAGTTCCAGCATTAAAAACTGATAAGAAAGTATTGAAAATACAATAATTACTAATTTTAATATCAAGTTGATTGTGAGCAATTTTTTAGTATGATGGAAATGCGAATATTTATTTATGCTATTGTTTGAGAAATAAAAAATGTTAGATTTATTCACCCCAATTGTTGAGTCTGAAAAACAACATTATATTTTTAAAATTTTATCAAATGAAACAATGTATGCTGAAAGGAATGTAATATTAGATTGGGCTGATGGATTTGTAGATAGAGATAATAAATTTGTAAAAGAATTCCAAACTACTTTTGAATCTTCTTTGATGGAATTATATCTAAATAAAATCCTGAAATCAGAAAATATTGATATAGACTATAAACATAATGCACCTGACTTTGTGTGCAACAAAAATGGTTCATCTTTTTGTATTGAAGCGACTATTGCAAATCCTGAAAAAGATGGGCAGCCAGCCTATGGTTTTACAGAAGACTATTTAAATTTTGATATTGACTTTAAAGAGTTCAATAGGAAATCAATTATTAGAATTGCTAATTCTATTGTCACTAAATCTCAAAAATATACAAGATCTTATTGTAAATACCCGCATGTAATCGGTAAACCTTTTATTTTAGGTCTTAATTCCTTTGATCGTCCTCATTCCCATTTTATAGGACACCGCGGTTTAATGGCAGTCCTCTATGGAATTTATTTTAATGAAGAAAGGGCTGTTTCAGAAGAACTTTCCTATATTCCAAGAGAAAGAATGGATTTTATTGAGAAAGATAATGGAGCATCAATTCAACTCGGTTTTTTTACAACTTCGGAGTACGAGCACATTAGTGGCGTAATTTATAATCCATATGCTAACTGGGGGAAAGTCCAAGCATTAGCTGAATTATCTGAAGCAAATAAATATACATATTTTAATGCGCTTTACACTAGGGATGAAGTAAATGAGGAAACGTTAACCCCAGATATCCGTCAAGGTATTCCTAAAGAAGAATATTCTGAATCGATCTTTGATGGTATGTATATTTTTCATAATCCTCATGCTAAATATCCAATTCCTAAATTTTTATTTAACCATCCTAAAATTGCTCATTTCAGTTTGGATAAAGCCGGGAATATTATTGAAAGAATTAGTGGTAAATTTTTACTTTCACGAAGTTTAATAGGTGCACGTGTAAGTTCAATGTTTCCCAAATAAAGAGAAATTCAAAGACATAATATTTATAAATTTAATTTTGCTGTATCCAACAATCCATAAAAAATACGCTCATCAAGAGCGTATTTTTATTACTTATATTAAGCAGCTAGATTAATATTATTCTCTTGCTCAAATTCATCAATCTTCTTAATAATTTCAGCAGACTTGTTATATGGCATAACAATCTCATCAAACTCATTTACTTCTGAACCCCAGAATTTGAGCATGATATTCTTAATCTGAGGTTTATCCACGCCGTCGCCATTGAATACATACTTGATACGTTCAGTTCTGACATATAGTTGGTACTTAGCAAGCTGCTCATCAATACGTAGTTTTCTAGGAGGCATTGCGATATCACGAATTTCTGAAAAGAGGTCTTCAACACTTGTAAGGTGCGTAAAGTCTAATTCTCGTGTTATTGGAACATCATTAGAGCCTGCATGTTTTTCAATAATGATGATGCGAGTTGAAACGGCGGTACCAGCATTTTTAAAGGTTGATTGAGGTAACCAGATTTCAGCTGTCAGAATTGCACCAGGTGTGCTTTCAATAAATTCGTCCACTTTAGAATCCATTGAACCACGTGGTACCAAGGCCACAATCCGACCACCATCATAAAGATGACCAAAAGCCTTCTTGATATGTTGAATTGCCAAAGTGCCAGCATGACCAAATGGCGGATTCATCACAATCGCATGGTACTTATTTAATGATTCTAAAGATTCGAATGTATCAACAATTACTTTAGCACCTGTATTTGCCATTTGAGCACGACTAGCTAAAGACTCAGTCGGTTCAATCATTGTCAACTCTACATCCTGCGGAACAAAACGACCAATAGCTCCATCACCAGCACTAGGCTCAAGCACAGAATCGCCAGTGTGTACCCCTGCCCATTCAATCATTTTGAATCCTAGAGGTTCAGGCGTTGCATACCATTCCTTACCTTCGCGGTTATTACGACTTTCAGAACGTTTGCCTTTGGCATAGTAGAATGTTAGTGCTTGATCAAATGGGGTTAACTTAGCAATACGGGCATTTTCTTCATCATATGCTTTACCGCCAATACCATCATTTAGACTTGGCTCTTCATATTTAGCTTCTTCATAAGCCTGAATTAACGCTTCTTTGATACTTACTACAGCATCAGCACCTTTTGCAAAGTTATCTACTGTTTCTGCGCGTCCAGCAATCGTGTCTGCAAATGCAGCCCGTTCCCATGCAGTACCAGTAGTCAAGTATCTCTGAATAGCATTTGATGCTTGTCCAGTTCGATAGATACGCCCTTCCGTCTGTCTCAACTTGGCTGGCTTTGTTGGTTGACCAATATTAATGAGTACTCGCTGGTGTTTACCAGTTGTATCATGCAAGCTAATCCCAGTAGAACCAGCATCTGACTGCAGAATGAGAATATCGTGCCCGCTATCATCAGTATTAAATAACGCTACATTAGTTTCACGTTGTTGCTTTGAAAGACGGCCATTAAATAAAAGAGCATTAGGAAATGCATTCTTTAAAGTTTCAACAGGTGAATCATAATCAAGATTGAGATTTACTAGATCCGGTCTATTTTCTTTGAATGTATTATATTCAAGCTCAATATCTTCTCTAAGTGGGCTTTCATATTTTTCGATATCAAGCTTACTAATCAAGAAAGGTGCAAAACCACCGCCTTCGTTATAATCATGAAAAATTACTACTTTACGGCCTAATGCTAAGTGCTTTTTCACCATATCAACACAAGCTTCAGCTTTAATAGCTTCTAACAAACGGCGTCTTGCTAAGTAATCAAAGCGTTTTGCAATAATTTCATATATGTTTTTAAAACGGTTTCCAGTGAATAACCGATCATATTCTTGCATAGATGCATGACGCCCCCAGCCTGTGGTTGGTTTACCAGTCTGAGCAGCCCATTCTTCAAAAGTTCGTGTTTTGTGCCCTTCTATTTCTTTATAACCATTGCGAAGATAAGTTAAACCTTCATCAATAAGTTCACCAACACGAGAGCCAATTAGAATGAATTTACGATCATAGTCAAAATTTACTTCTAAATCCCGCCCAGACATAGCACCAGTGTTTTTAAGATTTTCGGCGAACTGTCTTTCAAGTACACCTGTATCCACCTTAGCTTCTGGTCGCGTCAACTTACCATATCGCTTTCGATATCCAAGATTTCCCATATAGAAGTGCTCTCGAGCCTTACTAAAGCCTTCAGCTAAATTACCTTGGTCATCAACAGATACTGAAGGAGACATATAATCAAATAAATAGCCTTCCGCCCAATCAAGTGAAAAGTGATAACTAAATGGCGTAGCAGATAAGAAAACAACTTTGACCTTACTTTTCTGGTGTTTCCAATTCAAATTCCAGATCTTTCGTTGTTCATTTCGAAGGATCTGCATTTTGTTATAAGCACTTAGGTATTGTTCTGTTTCTTTACCATCTTCATCGAGCTCTTCAATTGGCATCTGATCAGCAAATTTATCTTCAAACCATTCACTAAAACCATGCAAATGCCCGGTTAATGCTCTTAGTTTGTTTAATGCTGCAGTTGCTTTACCATCGGATGATTGCGATAGAGTATGTGCCTCATCAATTAATATCAGGTCCCAATGTTTGTGAACTAAACTTTTATTTTGTCCAAAATTAGCAAAGGTTGTGACCACGACTGTGTGTTCCTTACCGCCGTTATCTTTAATACTTTTTAATTTGTAAGCTTTGATATTCAACGGACTTGAGCTTTTTACAAAGTCATTTGCAATCTTATCATTCAAGGTAACAATCAAAATATTCTTGAGACCAGCATTAATAAAACGCTTTGCCACTCCAAGCCCAGTAAAGGTTTTACCTGTACCAGTGCCGTTAGTAAAAAGAATACCCTTCTTATTTTCCTCAATTAACCGCTTTTCAGTTTTTAAAACATCACCACGTTGTGCCAGTTGCAGATATGGCAAAGCTGCGTCAATATTTGAAGCATCGCTCCAAATTGTTTCTACATTATCTGCTTTTAATTGAGCTTCTAGCTTTTCATCTATGGCAGCTCTAACTGATTTAGCAGATTGTACAATTGATCGATCTCTTGCTCGTTTAAGAGATGATCTCTTACCAGATAGTTCACTGCTTCCGCTGCTGTTAATCCGGTTAGCACTGGTTCCACTATCTCCATTTGAAGATTCATTTCTAGGATTTCGGCCGCCAAGTAAACTTGCATCATCACTTTTTGGTAAGCCAGTATTACTGTCTCTGAGTACCCCAACTTCTCCATCATTTCTGACTGCTTCTGAAGCCTCAAGTTCATCTTTTCCTGATCCAGTTGTAGAAACAATTGGTCCTCTGGATCTGAGACGAAATTCGCCAACTGATTCCACATCTGAATTGGTATTTGATACATGTAAGAATAATCCTTTTACAAGTTGCTGATCTTCTGAAAGAAGAGAGTCTGGAATAGCTTTAAGATGTTTTGAGCGTACAAGAATTTCACCCTGATAATAAAAGGCATAGGGGTCAAACTCTTTAGCTTTGGTTAATTTGATGCCTTTAAGACCAATAACCTGTAGTGTTTTATTCTTTTTAGTGGTGTATGGCTTCAGCTCTTTATCGCAAGCAAAAAGACTGACAATAGTCTCTAGCTGTTCAATAACATTTCTGGAACTGTTATTAAGGTGTTGGATAACTGATTCATCAATGTTTTTGATAGCCTCGTTATATAAGACTTCAATAACTTCATCCAATTTTGGAAAGTCACTTTCTTGACGGGCAAAAGCTAAAGCTTGCTTTGCTACAGACAAGTTAAGTTCTATTTGCTTATGGATTATAAGAAGGAAAAATCGAGCAATATTGCTCTGATAATGCATGAAATCAATCATGTAATAAATTGCAACCAATACTGTGTCTTTAGTGATTGGTTTGAGCTTTAAGATGGACATATATCCCTCAACATAGGAACTTTACATTCCTATGTTGAATGATCGTAAGTATCTAATTTTTAGTAGGTTCCAGATCTAAACTTCTAATTCTTCAAAAAGAATGTCATTAATTTTGTTCCCTTCTTGATTTTCCTTGTCATTACTTTGATCAATTTTAACTTTCAAAGCACTGTGGAAACGTTCAGCCCCCTCTTTCGTTAATCGAATTATTTTAGGGCTACTTGAACTGCTGGAATCTACCAAGGAATCGTACATTTGCACACTAATGAAATCATCACCAAGCACTTGTTGTGCATATTGGATAGCATCTTTTACACTTACTGGTTCAGGTTCACCAAACAAGCCTACATTACTACTATCTAAAGCCTGTTTCTCTGCAAATTCAGCTAATGCTTTAAATAACATACTCATTTTTTTTGAACTGCGGCTATTCTTGGCGAGAAATACGGCGAGCTCAGCAACACCTTCTCCTAGATCCTCAAAAAGCCCTTGCTGCTTTACAAACTCAACAATATCTTGATCATTTTGCTTTGCAGATAAAATTGTATTTGCTGCATCAATAATTGCATTAGCAACACGTTGATCAATGGCTTGCTCCATTCCATCAACGATTTGATCTGATATATCTTGAACATTTCCACGACTTATGGCTTGCGCTTCAATAAATTTAGGGGCAGCAACACCAAGCGCATTAAGCATATTTTGAAGATCTGGTTTTGTATGATCAGCCATCATTTCTAGCAAACGATCATCATTGTACGCTTTACTAAAAATTGCGGCCTTGATTCTGTTTATCAGTGCTTGTGTTGGTTTTTTATCTTTCGTTGTGTACTGGGCAGCTTCTGTATCACCTAATTTACTTAAAAAACCTTGAATAAACTTTTGATTACTTACTGCTAATAAATCGCCATCTTCACTCGGATTAAAAAGTGCCAGTAAATTCTCATCTAAACGTTTAGCATCAGCTTTAGCACGTTCAGTTGCTGTAAAAGACAACTTATCATCTTGGTTAGCATCTATTGCAAATTGAGCTCTATCAATCTCGGTTGTACGAATACGTATCAAAATTGGTTGAGCTATTGCTTGGACCTGCTCACTACTAAAGCCAAAGTAATCAGCTTCATCAATCAACCATTGTTTATACTCATCTGCGGTACCGCGATCATAGGCAAGCTTGATTGCCATTGTTCGGCCATTTCCTGATTCAACAACTAAATCATCACCAGTAATCGGTGCTCCCGTGTCTGCCCGACCTGAGCGGCCTAGGCTTTCGGGGTCTAAATCATTAGCAGTTTTCTGTACCCATGCTTGTGAGGATTCACGACTACGATCTCGTGGCTGCAATTCTTGCGGATAATTAGGGTTTTCCGCACCAGTTGCTGTATGAGATGCAATGACTTGATCAATATCAACTAAGGCGAATACAGTAGAAATCTTTTGTCCTTTGGCTGTTTTCACATTATTAGTTCTACCCTTCAAAAGCCCAGTGAAGGGCTGTTTAGGTTTAAAGAAGCTGATCATTTGATCAATTACAACTAATGGATTTTTAGCAATATCTTGAGTAGAAATTAGATTTAATGTTGTCATTAGATATTCTCCGCTTCCATTTTTTGTACTTGATTCAAGAGCTCTGTCACCGCTGGAATAAGAAGTGGATCATTTAAGTCTTTTTCTGCTTCATCTCGAATTTGCTCTAATAACTCAAGATTAACTTTAACCTGCCCTTCAATTACTGAACGGTAAAGTTGATTACCTTCATCATTTGTCGTACTAGGCTGAAGATCTTCAACTTCTGTCGGAGCATTGAGTTCTTTAAATTCTTCATTATCTGAATTTTGGGCTGGCTCTTTATTTCTGAGGCGATCCGCTAAATGTTCATCTGCCCATGCTCTTGAATATTCATAAAATGCTGTTAAATATTCTGGTGAACCTTCGGCACCATTCCAGTTTTTTAAGAATTCACCACGGCGATCTGAAACCCAAGCCATAAAGTCTATGTTGTTAGAATCTTCAGGATTTTCCAAAGTGTCTAACCATGCTTGCATCATTTTGTTTTCAGCTATACCAGCTGTACGTGCTGCTAATACTTCTTCATCTCTTTTTTGTTTAGCTTCATTTTCGGCATCACTAAGTTTTTTTGCTTCTAATTCTGCTTGCTGTTGAGCCAAAGCCTGGTCATCTAGATCAGAAATCCATTCACGTGCCCAAACTACTGCATCAGAATCCCCCTCTAGAGCCTTATTGATACGTTCAAAGAATGCTTGGTAACGTAAACCATCTTCACCTGCCCATTCAGGATCAGCATTTAAACGCTTTAAGTCGGCTTTTAAACGTTCGGCTTCTTCATCAGAAATACTATCTGGTAACTCATTATCGAGACTATTCTCTTTAATGATTACTTCATTTTCTTCAGATTGCTTGGTTAACAATGTATTTTGCAACTGATCCAATTCATTTAATAAATTGGAAATTTCTACACTTAAAGAATTTAATTGACTTTGTTTTTGCTCGAGACGTAGTTCAGCATCTGCTAAAGCCTTGGCCTTTTCTGCTTTTTTAGATTGTAACCGCTTAAAACGATTACTATTTTGGTTAATCAACTTCATAATTCGACCAGCGAGAACTGGAATTGATATTCCTTCTCCCTGATTAGGCTGAATTGCAGCCGTAATATCCCGATTGTTCATTAAAATCTTCCATGAAATTAATGCATCTGCTGGACTAATTTTTTTTGATAATCGATCTGGCTTATGAAAAAGGATTGTGAAGTTTTGACCATCATCAAAATCATAAGTAAGAGCAATTTGAAGGACTTTTTTATGCTTAAAGGGCTTACTTTCCGTAACGTTAACGATTTTGACGCCAGTTTTTGAAAACTGATCCATAGAGTGATGCAAAATTGCAGACAGCTGCTCTAAATGCTGGTAATCAACGATAATAGAGTCATAATGCGCTTCTTCGACGCCTAAACTAGATAAAAGCGTAGGTAACCCATCAAATTTACTTAATAATTGGCTGTGATCATCATTTCGTTGCATATCTAATAACAACTTAGAAGTATCACCCTCATGAGAAATTAAATTGATTCCATTCCATTCAGGTTTTTCAGCTGCGACAACATTTTGTAATTGTTCTAGTTGCCATCTTTGAATCGGTTTTGCACCCGTCAAATTAAATTGTTGTGAAGATAAATGGCGCTTAAGTCCAAATTGATTTGTTTCAATAACATCTGTAACACAAGCATCAAACATTCGGCCAAATTGCAGTATCGCTAAATCAGCTGCATGCTGGTCATCGATAGCGCCTAATACCGCAACAGAATCAAACGCATCTATCCCACCCTTTTTACCTTTTAAATTTACAACACGCCAGAAATCATTTTCCGTGTAATCTTCAGTGACTAAAGCATTAATTTGACGGTAATCACCCTTAATAAACCCAATTGAACAAGCACCACTATTCACCATGGAGTCAAAACCATGTACTAATCGGCTTTGATGTGGTGCGTGTGTTTGAATGAAAATTGATTTAACACTCACGGAGTTATCCTCATTTTAGTTTGAGGATATTTTCTCAATTAGGTGAATCTATAAAAGCAATGAGTTCCATAGCTTATTTTAAGTTGGGAAACATTTTGATGAAATTTAAAGTAACAATGGCATGTGCTTTATTAGAGGCATCAAGGGGCAAATTGCCTGCTTGAAGTGAAACTAGATGCTCAATTTCAAATTGGTTCTGATTTCTTGCAGCTTTATCAAAAGCATATATTTTTAATCTCATTAAGTATTCAATTGGTGGCGACTGAGTACCATCTTTATTAAACATTATTTCTTTTATAGCTTTAGCACTATTCGCAATAGCTGCCTCTTTAGTCTCAATAAATGAAATGCTCAACTCATTTGAAGCATTACCAGTTACATGGTTGAGTTGAAAATGCCCCACATGCACTGCATCGGTTTGGGCATCTAGTAGTGATACATCTACATTATTGGCTAACCAAGCAACTTTGTTTGAAGAATCAAAAATTGGAATATTTGCTTGAGCAATTTTACTGTTTGCACGGTACGGGCGAATTTCAATTCCAAAATGGGCCGCTGAAAGTGTCCCTAATGCGTAAAGTTCCTGATAATGTGAAACAGCTCGATCAACAGTTAGACCAGACCACAAGACAGGATTCTTAGCAAAACGTTCTTTAAACGGATTTAAAACGTTTCCAAAACTGTTATTTATAGTTTTATTCTGCGTTTCGTATTCAAAAAAAGCCATTATTCTTCATCCTCTGGAAATTTACGGCTCTTAGCAATACTTTCAGCTAATGTTAATGCTTCCTCATATTTCATACCTGTATCGCGCTCAAGAATGTACGCCATAATATCTACATCTAAATTTGATTCTTTCAATGATGCGATTACTTGTGTTTTAAGTAATGTTGTATTCATTCTTGATTGAGCATTGTTGATTTCTTCTGTAGCTGCTGCAGTTTGGTTTGAATAGTATTCAACTTGCCAAGGGTAATCTTCAGGCTCAAATTGTTCGTTGTAAGCAAACCCCCAATCCAAATGAAGAATTTGATTAATCCCTTCGGAAGCTGCTGTTCGAATGTCTTGTGACCTACGCATGATTTGTGCAGAGGTATGGAATGCTCCACCTTCTCCAATACCACCAGTTAACATATCAGCCCAACCGACCATGCTTGGATCTAGACCAATTCCGCCCATCAGCAAACGGACATTAATCATGAACTGTTCAATATTAATAGGTGAGCTTCGTTGATTCTTGATATCACCTACTGGATTTAGAACTTGTTTTTCATCAAATACCGGAAGCATGTGAAAAGCAGTATTCCAGACTGCTTCACCACCTGATAAAGCATCACGGACATAAGCCTCATGATTTTTAAGCAAACCTTCTAAACCACGGATATAGGCTTGACGTTGTGCTGGCGGCATTCCTGACATATTTACTGTCAAGAACATCTGATTTACGGTATCTGCGATTTGCTGGCTATTCATAGATGCCAAAGCGAGGATTACATCATCATAAATATCTTCAATCTCATAAAGAAATGAGCCGCCTAAATGCGCGGGTAAGATTGGTAGCTCATCTGGATCATCACCCTCCAACATTTTCGTGACAAGACCAGTTTCAACAAGCTCATATTGAGCAATATTGCTCATACGGGGCATTTTGAAACGTACCATTTGGATAGTATTCAGTTTGGTAATAGTTTTTTGCCAATTGCGAGGATCTAAACAAAAAAAGGCGACAGTCTTACTGCCTTGTTCGAAAGGCTGTATTAATGGCGGATATGTATACTCATTACAAACGAGGTCAATTACACCTTTATCTTTTTTCCCATAAATACGTGCATAGGAATCACCGAAAGAAATAGCATCTCGGGCAAGTTTGCTTAAATACTTATTGATAAGCTTTTCCATCTTTACACGGCGCTCATCTAGTTGTTTTTTTAGTTTTTCAGCTGCTGGTCCACTGGCCTTTTTCAAGCGTTCGGCAGGTGTAATAAAGACTTGTTGGCCGCTATAAGAATCTCCGCCTAATGCGGCAGAAACATGAATCCCCATACCCTCTGCGATAGGTGCAAAGCGTAACATTCTCTCCCATTTTGTAAGAATTTCTTTTCTAGTACGTTTTTTATTGGCTTTGGTTTGATTAGTCCCAAGTGAAAACGGAGCCATAGTTTCATATAGCTGCGCTGTTGCATCCTGATTAGACGTATCGAATTGCTGATCATATGAATTAATATTTTCACCGAGTAACAACGATAAGAACCGAGAAGACATAACTAAGCCAAAATACATAAATAATTAAGTATTTTGATGGCTGCAAGTTTTCTACTTTTAGATGGGTTCCAAAGTGAATTGGAACCCTACAGATTTCATTAATTAACTGCATGCAATTCTATCTGAACTTATTTTTTAATCTGTTCAAAGGAAAAGCTCATGGCTGAAGTTAAAGTATTTAACGATTTAGATATCGAATTAGCTCAAAGAACCAAAGACATTGTAAATGCCCAACGTTTTAACAACCGACCTGCTTTCAAAACATTAAACCTAGGCTGGGACCTTGAAACTGGTTCCATTGCAGTTAACTACACTTTTGTAGAAGAACCACAAAGTAATGATCAGCCTGCATAAAATGCATTTAAATGGAGAAAGCCCCAATTAAGGGGCTTTCTTTTTATTAAAATTAATTAAGAATAGTCGTATCAATTAACAAAGGATAAGGAGCTGTTAATTGATACCAACTATGTGTGTTAACTTCAAAATGATCAAACCAAGCATATAATTCAGGCATCATATGTCCATTAGGGTCAGAGGTGTTTCTACCAATTTGATAAATTTTATTATCTTGATATCCATAGAAAGTTGATACATAAAATTCATCAACATCCATAGAAAAACTCCATATAACATCCATACCCTGAAATAATAAAGCCTTATTAGCTATATTTCCTGAATATAAATAATCAACCCCACTAATCTCTTGTAAACTAGTTACAATAGTTAAAGGCTTAGCTTGAGATGAAAAAGCTACAGTACCGTCTTCTCTGTAGATTTCTAAACCTACACCAGATGATAAGGGCTGAACCCTAGTAGAAAATATATATACCTTAGCTGCTGGGGGTTCTTCTATAGTCCATACACCGCCTGTTACTCGCTTACCGTAGTAAACAACAATATCCCAATTATCGCCATTAGATTGAATTCCACCAAAAGCACAACTACAGTCATTAATAACTTCTAAAGCAATAACAGGAAGAGGTAAATCAGCTTTTGGAAGACTAAGCTTACGCATCTTCCCATCAAAACGCCATCTAGGATTAAAACCGGGTAAACTATCAATTAGTACCCCTGATTTAATATCTAAAACAGAATGTAAGTGTAGATTGCTATAATTACTATCAATTTGAATAGTATTTCTATCATTAACTACTTGAAAACCTGCAGCCATTTAATAAACCCCATAATAGAATCCAGTAACTAGACCTGCATAGTTAATTGTATTACCTGAAATAGTTAATTTATTGTAGGTCATCTCTGCAAGATTACTTCCATAGCCGGGTAATAAATCGATAATAAAAAATATATTACCATTACCAATACTGTCAGTAGGTATTGTTACTGAACCTGAGATACCGGGAGGACTACCACCTTCCACCCTACCAATAAGTCTAGTAATTCGAGTAGTAGCATCTAATAATATATTCTTAGACTCATCAAATACTTGTAAGCCTTGTGGCATATTGTCCTCCAAAAATAAAGGGCTAGATAACTAGCCCCTCTTCACTACCACAGCCCTAATTTAACCCTGACAACATTATTATCATCGTATACCGTAATTAAACTTCCGCTTAACACCATTCTCGCGCCATTAGGCTTAGTAGGATCCTTATAGGTCGTTAAAGTTCCCAACTCACCAGCAATCGCGCTCAATTTATCGACTTTAAACAGTTCAGCTGTTAAAGACTTCGCTTTGAAGTTTGCTGCGGTCAAATTTTTAATAAATACATCACTATTCATAATGACCTGATTGTCTTGAATTATGAACGGCATATATTTAGTAGAAGAAGTACCTGTTGTGAAAAAAATTCTATCAGCTTGGAAACCTATAGAAGTTCGGACAGTTCCATTATTTTGTTCACTTACCATGGATAAACCAGAGAAAACACCGTTGTTATCCATTCCCATTACGTATTTACCTTTCATCCCGTTGATCAAATCAACTTGAGACTTAAGATTAATTGCATTTGGCCCATATACTGAAGTGAGAGTTTGAAGTGAACCAGCGTAAGCTCCTACATCCGTGGTATATGTAGTTTTAAAACTCTCAAATTCAGCAATATTGTCTGCATCTTCAATATCGATGTAATCAAGATCCACTTCGCCTGCTTGAGCTGCATAATTGCCGATAAAAACAGGAGTAAAGAAAGCTGCTTTATTTGCAAATGTTTTGGGGTTTGTAAGCGTTCCAGCCCCACTACTTGCACCAGCAGATCTACCCTTGAAATACGCAACACCAGTAACCCAAGAACCCAATGCAGGTGCAGCACCACCAACCACATAATGACTTGAGCCAATATCTCCATTTATGTAATTCGTATCTGTAATAAATGCAGATTTTGCGGCATTAAAACAGGTGGCCCCCACATAAACTACACCAGCACCTGACACCCTTCTGTAGCGGTATTTAATCCGGTACATCTTATTATCATCAATTGGTAAGGTAGAGAACCAGTTTAGCCAGATTTCATCGTTGCCAGAATTATCACCCATCCGTAATGCATAACCTCCCCGACATGTTTGATCTTCAATTAAACGCATACCTATTCTTGAGCCGCTAGGCGTTCTGTTAATCCAATCTATCTCAAAAGTTTGCAAAGCAGACGCCATAATGGTTTGGCTATTTGCTGAATAGAGGGCTGATAATCGTTCATTGGATGAAGCAACTGCCTCATTCAATTTTGAAGAAGTCACATAATCTCTTTGTATGTCAGCAACTGTTCTAGATGCTGCAGCAGCTGTGTCTTGAGCTTTTACAATTTCTGCAAAAATTGGTACTGGTACAAGTGACGAATTATATTGAATTGGTTCAATAGATTGTCCCAAAGCTGTGAAAGACTCAGTTTTAATAAGTGGTGTAATCGCTTTATAGTGTGAAATATCATATCTCGCCCCACCCCGTAAAAAGACAGTTTCAATTGAAGAGTTAGGCATTTGTTTAATGTTTATTAAAGGTGATTGTGCAGTCCAGCTAAAGAGAACTTATCAATAATTCTATTTTCTGCTTGAGTACCCATCCATTAGCGGTAACACTCCATTCACAATTAAGACCGAAAGAGCGTGTACCATGTGTAGCCCAAGGCACATTACTATTATTTTGGCCGCCCAAAGTACAAAATACTTTAAATCATACTTTTGCTTACCGGTAGCCAACTGAAAGATAACAGGATAGTAAATATCTGGATTCAAACCTGATAAGTCAACATTCGTTAAAATATTTTCTTTTAAGCTTCAGTATTTTCTGTAATGATCAATATATTCTGACTTTAACTGATTTGACGATGCAGCAATTGCTCTTTCAATATTTGTATTAGTTAGGTCAGAATTAAGAATATATGCACTATTTGTTCTATCTAATTTAGAAGACATTTCAGTAAGTTTACTTGCCCATGTTTCCTTAAAATTAGTTAATGTCCCTAATGATTCTGTAGCTGTAGAAACGAAATCTTGTAAATTAGGATCTGCAGATGCATAGTCAGTTACGTCATAACATTCAATTTGAGCTAAAGTCCAGGATAGAGGGCTTTCAGGTGTTGGGGCTAGTCCACCGCTACATGTACGAATCCAGAAGTATCGAATCTTCCGGTGGCACCGGATTTAACCATACGAACATAAACTTCAAATCTACCCGTCCCGTCAGTGCTCCCAATGAATTTATCTACTGATCCATCGCCCATTAAATTTGCTGCAGGATATAACTTGTAGCCGATAGGTAATTTAATCAGGTATTTAATGATGAAAATAGCATTTGAACGTGTGAAAAACTGTTGATGAAAACCGCCGAAATTCGGGCTTGCTGAACCAGTTGTAACGATTCTAACCTCATGAGTTGAAGTGGTCGGATTGTCAGCACTTTTAACTTCACGAGTAACACTAACTGTACCATTCTGAAGATTGTTGTAAGTGCCGACGTTGTTCATTCCTTTCTTGAAATTTACATCACCGTAAAGCAACTTACCGTTAGTAATCATCATTGCAAGCTTAGTTGTATTTTCTAATGCTGAACCCAGATTGTCGGTGCTTGTTTGGAGCTGAGTAATATCATTATTACGAAGATTAATTAAATCTTTTGATGTTTGATCCGCTGCTGCTTTAGTAGTTTTTAATACCGTTGAAAGTCCACCTGGTACAGAAGCGTCATATTGCTGAATTTGTTGTGCAATAACACCTTTGTTAACATCAGCATTGATAAATGTATCTTCAACAAATTTCGCATTTTGTTTAAGAGTAGTTTTAAAGCCTCCTTTGAAATTAGGAGCAGAATTTCCTCGGCTAATGAAAATATTCGAAACTGAAAATGTGCCCGCTGAAGGAGCATTATCAAATCGTAAACCAGAGGAACAAATTCAAAATTCGTAGCTTTTACATCACTTGGAAAAATCCCCGTTAATTCTAATTCTCCACTTGCTTGAACAGTAAATAATGGTAAACCAAGCCCATATACCGCGCCGTGAAATTGGATGGTACAAACTGCACCAATTAGACCTGCCGAAGCATTATATTTGATTCGTATAACTACAGGATCACCTTTAGCGATTGGTAGTTCTTTAATTTTATATTGTAGTTCCCAGACTGGAAAAGTTTGATTTGTGCCTGTTGAAACATTTAATGTTTTGATTTCATCTCCTAATAAAATCCAATTGTCTTCTGCGTATTGAATAGTATCTAGTTTTGCTGAAAAGGATTTTATTTCTTCTGCAAATACTTCTTTTGCATCAGATCGAGTAATTTTTTGTTGAAGAATTTGAGCATGATTTTCTAAAACTTTTTGCAAGTTTCCACTGTTATTTGCCAAACCTAGAGGAATGCCACTAACGACCTGAACAGCAACCATTATCTGTTTTGCACCATTCAGACCAGAATCAGGAGTTGCATGGAGCTCAATACCTCTTCCAGCCCCAATTCCTTTCTGACCAATTAGGATATATGCATCCCTTCCCGTAATCTGATCAAGAGTAAATTGATTTGCACCTAATGAAAGTAACGCAGCTTTAACTGTGTTTAAATTCATAGCAATGTAATCATAATTTGTGATTATCACAAAAGTATCTTTAGGTATTTCATTAATAGCATTACTCATGGCAACGGCGTTTGCAGGGTCACCATATGTGTCATATCGAGTTGAAGTTGCAATCGAGCCATCTGCTGCTAAAACATGCACAGAAAAGCCGCGGTTAGAAGCTACAGATATAGTCTCACCTTTTAAGTTCTTGATTCCAGTAAAATCATTATTCCAGCCTGAAGAATAAACTCTGTAATTAAAGACTTGTCCTAGATCTTGATTTAACTGCTTGTAATTAGAATCTAAGCTATTAATTGATTGGGTTATATTTTGTTGATTATCACTAATTGTAGAGTTTATTTCCTGAAACTTCCCATCAACTGTTAATTTATTCGTATCAACAGTAGATTTCAGAGTTGTATAATTTTCAGTTAGTACTTGGATCTTTTCTAAATTTTTCTGAACATCTGTTTTAGTACCTGTAATTGCTAATGAGTTAGCTTCTAAACCTTTCTCAATTTCACGAGGATTTTTTCTAAATCCTGTTGCTAACTCACCTTTCTCTAATTGAACTTCTCGAATTAAGAAATCAGGAGCATACCCTACTTGAGCACATAGGATAATATTAATATACTGTAAGTTATTGATATTTGTATCAAAAGTATAAGTACATAATACTTCTTTATCTGTTGCAATATTCCATTCATTAACAACCTGATTATTACTGCTACCATCATATCTATGGATGATTAATAGCAAAGTTTTTTGTGCTGCAGTTAGAGCTTTGGCTTTAAGTGACAACGTATAGGTTTGATTTATTTCTAAACCATCAGCTATCGTAATTGACTCGATAAAACCTTTAAAATATGTAGACGAATTCGTAGAGCGGAATCTCCCCCAGTTTGCGCCATAAGCATCCTTAAAAACTTCTAGAACATTGCCTTCAACAACAGCATTCTGACGCCAGTTAGAGATTGAAAAAGGCGCATAGAAATCACCATTCTTGATTAAATTGTCTCCACCACTTGACGAGATTGTTGCTTTTAGAATTTTACTTTCTTCAGCTATAGCTTTATTTGTTTCTGCTTTTGTATAACGGGTGCTATCCAGTGTTGCTGAACTATCTGTCCATAAATTTCCGAACTTCTGCTTAAATTTTGCTTCCAATTCATCTGTAGCTGCGGCAACTGCTTTATTTGTGTCAGCAGTAGTCGAATAATTTTGTAGTTGTGTAGCGCGTACAAGTGATGTGTCTACATCTTTGTCAGTAAAAACGCTATTTACCCGATAAGCTTGTAACTCCCACCAACCGCCACTTCCATTGTGTCCAAGTGCAAAACCTAACTTCATTTGTGGATGAGTATTTAAAGTTACAACCTGTTCGATATATACCCATTCTTCGTTTGCTGGAATTCTGTTTAAAGCAATCACTGATGCAGTGATTGTAGCATTTGAAAAACTACCATCTGCTTTGCCATACATAGCCGTAATGCTGCAATCACCTGTAGAATCTGCACTTCGGCGAACCCAAAAGCTAACCTTATATGAACGATTTGTCGGTAAAGCTTTGCGGCTATATATCCAACATCCTGCTTGATTCGAAGAATCTTTTCTAAAGACAGTATTGCCAACTTTTCCTGTATTAGTTGTTTTAAAGTGGATTTTCAAATCATAACTATAGTAATTAATCCAATCTTCAGGGTTTTTTAAATTAAAATCTGGCAGTAATGAGTCACTATCATTAGCAGATTCAATAGATGCTTTAACATTTTTAATTTGAGCATTAAGCTGATTAGTTTGATTTGCTGTAGCTTCGTCTAACTTTGCTGTGGTTGCATAGTTCTGCAGTGCTTTTGCGGTGTTATCGATATTTTTTTCAGCATTTGAAAGTCCAGTTTCAAGACTTGATGTTCTCTTTGTTAGTGCCTCCTTTTCAGTCACATATGTTTGTTTGAAATCATTAAAGTTTGCATTAACTTGATCTACTGCAGCGTTGTAGTCATAAGCACTGGGGATCCACGATTCAGTAGTGATTAAGTCACCCCTGACAAGCACTGCCCAATAAACCGTTCCGACTGAACCTTGAGCAGCAGTAGGACTGTTAATCATGTAAAAATTTAAAGCACGTTTTTCAATAACTTGATTATTTTTAACAAAGGTTATTTTATTAATAACTTTGCCATTTGTATTAACAACGGATTGTAAGGCTTGCTGACCTCCCCCAGCATAAACTGCCAAATTAGAGTTTGTATCCGCACCATTTCTTTGATGTTCGGCACACCACATTAAAGTGTATTTTGCGCCTACCTCCCAATCCTCGCCTAGCTTATATGAAAGATGAGGATATGAAGTTCCGTTATATTTACCCACAACATTTGACTGGATAAGCAAATTCGAACCAGCAGCTGCGGCTCTACTCAAACTTGCAGAGAGTGCTGTTGCTTGCTCTGTAACTGCTTTAATCTGTCCAGCTTGTTCTGTTACATCTGATTTCGTTGCTTCCAATGCTTCTGACGAAGCCTTTTTATTTACTTCATTATTAGTTAAATTTAGATCATTTCTAAGCTTAGAAATATCTAAACTTTGAGAAGACAATGTTTCGCCGTGCTTCTTAACTTCCGCTTGAGTGATCTTAATCGCTTCTGCATTAGCATTTAATGAGCTTTGCGTATCCCGAGGGCTTGGGCTCCATGCTGTAGGTTTATTGCCGGCTTCGATCTGTAATTTTTGAATTGTTGGAATTCGGCCTGAGCCATAAGTACCGTAAAACTCAATTGTAGATTCAGTTGAACTGTCAGTGTTTAATTTAGGAAAAACCGTCACTGCAAATTTTTGAAATTCATTTGCTTTAGTTACTGTAACTGAAGTTGTGAAAAAGTGGGCAGAACCATTAGATGAGTAAACCTGAACCGAACCGGCAACAGGTACACTCACTTCAAATGAAATGGTAACCGGCTTATCTAAGTTTTCGTCATAAAAAACTTTTAACTCTTTGCTTCGTTCATACATTAAGTATTCACGACTTGTTGTAGCTGTCGATGTTCTAGGAGCTTCTGAATTAGCAACTGCATTAACACCACCGATTTTTAAATTATCTACAGCAGCTGTTATATCAGTCGATACACGGCCCATTGCACTTTCGAGATCACTCTTTGTAGCTGTTTTCAATAAAGCTTGAGCATTGCTCTGAATACCTGTTTCTGCATTCTGCATTCTTGTTTCAAGCTTACTGGTCCTTTCAGCTTCAGCTTCTGTTCTGTTAGTTGCTGTTTTGAATAAATCATTTGCAGTTGCAGTTGCATCATTAGCTGAAGCTAATGAGTTGTTATCTTCAACAATAATGTAATTAAGCTGACAAATTCCTGTCTGGAAGTTGTAGTTTGCAATAAAGATTGGGGCATAAAATTCAGCTTGCGCTGGGAAAGTACGCGGATTATCAATTGTCCCTAAGCCAGTTGCTGCCCCAGTAGATTTACCCTTCATGTATAGAACTACTTCTTGCCATTCACCTAAATTAGGTTTAATGGCCGACAATAAGTAGTTAGAAGAACCCATATCTCCTGCAAGGGTGTTTGTAGTCGTTACGTATTTACTTTGGTCTGCATTTTTACATGCAACACCAAGATAAATAGATCCATTTTCACCGAGTACACGGCGGAAACGTGCACGAACCCGATAAAGTGTATCTGGGTTAATCTTTACAAACTCATTCCAATGAACCCATGTTTCATCATTATCAGCATTATTCCCAAGCTCAAGAATATAACCACCTAGTGCATCAGAATCTTGAATTACTTTCACTTCTGCAGTGGTACGCCAACGTGTCCAGTCATCAATACCTTTTGTCGTAACGACTGCACGTACCCCAGAAGTTACTTGAGTTTGAGATTTTAGACTTAATAAATTTTGAGAAAGGGCTTCGGTAGCTTTTACAGCTGTTGTTCCTGTTTGCTGCGCTTCTGCTGCATTATCAAAAGCCAATTTTGCAAGATCATCAGTAGTTTTAAGTGATGATGAAAGGCCATTTATGCTTGTATTTGTATTACTTTCTAAGGTCGAAACACTTTTTTGAACATCAGTAATTTGCCCTTGTACCTTTAAGTTTTCTTTAGAGATACTTGTATTAAGTTCACTAAATTTTGAAGCAGTAGACTGTTCCAACTCGGTAAGTGACTCAGTAACTTCTAAAATATTTGCATTAGATTTCCGATCAGCTTCTTCCAAAGCTGCTTTCGTTTGGTCGATACGTAAAGATAAGGCTTTATCACCATCAGAAACTGATTGAGCAATTGTTGCTATATCCGACTCTGTTTTAGTTTTATTCGAATTAAAGTCAGTTTTTAGTTCTTCAAGTTTTTTTGCTTCTGAAACAACCTTCTCATCAACAAGTTTCACTGAAGATTCTACTTTTTCGATGTTTGCGGCATTACCTTCTATTTGTTCTTGTGAGTTTTTAAGAGTAGATTCAATTTGTGAGGTTTTCTCAGCAATAGATTGATTCAAATCACTTACAGTACGTTCGACTTTGTTAATAGCAGTTTTGTTGTCACCAATTTGTGATTGTGCGGTGCTAATTTGCTCAGTAAACGCTTTATCTTGAGCTGCTAGAGTTTTTATTTCTTCTGAAATTAGAGCGTTTGACTTACCGAATTCGTTTTGCATTTCAGCAAACTTAAGCTCAAAACTTTGAGTTAAAGCCTCTTTATCATTTGCACGTGCTTCAGCTTCAGCTAGAAAACCAGAATCAACTTTCTTATCAAGATCAATATACTGAGCTGCAATTTGATCTACTTTTTTAACTGCAGCTTCAGTTTGGGTTACAACCGGTTCAATTTTTTGATTAATGAGTGTATTAGTTTCTTCACCTAATGCTAATTTAGCGTCATCAATCATTTGACCAGCTTTAACTAAGTTTTGATCAATGTCTTGTTTTAAGGCGGCCTTAGTTTGATCAATAACATTTAGTGTGTCAGCTGCTTGTTTTTTACGGTCCAGAACTTCTTGATCCGCAATTTTTTTTGCGTTTTCTGCAACTAACCGAATTTCATTTGAATCACTTCTTACATCAGCAATGATTGAATCTGTTTCTCTTTTAATAAATCCGATTTTGTCATCGAGTTCTTTTTCAGCACGAATTGCACGTTGCTGAGCATCTGCAACCAGCGCTTCATTCGCTTGAATAGACTGATCAATACGTTGATTTGCTTCATCTAAACGAATATTGGCATCACTTACATGCTGCTCAACAATCTGTTTAGTATCAATAATTTCTTGATCAATATAAGCTCTTACTTCTTCAACCTTACTTTGTGCAATTTGACCAACTTCTTTTACTTGATCATGTATTTTTTGCACTTCTTCATCGATGTGATTAATACCTTCTTCAAGCAATTTATAGGCATCAGAATCTTTAATATTTTCAATTAACTTTTCTACTTCTTTTACTTTTTCTTCAATCGCTTGATTAGCTTGCTCGTTATTTTCAATCTTTTCCCCTTGTTCTTTTAATTCGTCCTTAAGCCCTTCTAACTTATCAAGAGCGTCTTTAAATGCACCCTCAATAGCTTTAGGGTCAATAGGCACACCCGCAACCGTAAGCGTTGTGCCAACGGCCATACTACCCGCTACAGAACTATTGCCAGCTACTGAAGTATTACCCACTACTGTGCTATTACCAGTTTGTTGAGTATTAGCTTGTACATTCATTAACGGCGTTTTGATCGAAACGGTTGTGCCAGAATCTACTTTTAAATTTTCTTTAGAGATAAATTCAATATTGTCTTGTCGAATACGGCGCACACCTACAATCGCCGCGCCGTCTCCGTGACTAACATAACTATGGATTACTGGACGTTCTTCATTACCATTTTCAAAGAAGACATAGACGTCTTCCCCATCCACAATTTGAATTTCTGTATCTAAATCACTATCGCCGACTGGATACGCAAAAGTTGCTGTAATTCCTTCACTCGCGCCATCAGTTAAACCATGAATGTGTACTTGTGCAGTACGACCTTTTGCGTTGTAACTTAAAATCTTTGCACGTTTTAAACCATTCATATATTTGACCTACAAATTAGCAATCCAGAACTTTGATGAAGTCCCCATTGATCCCCCGATTGCGCCTGTATCTATATGATGTGCAGCAGTTAAAACGACATACTTCTTACTATCTATTTCGAATATATCGCCTGCATTCCAGTTCAAATTTAGTGGTCTAATAATGGTCCCGCGCATGATCAAAACTTTTTCCAAGTTTTTGACTTGTCGGGCATCTAAACCAGCTCTTTGCGTCACAGTGTGGCCTGGGGTTATTGAGTCATCACCAACAACCGTTGAACCGTTATTCTCAACTGTGACAAAAGATGATTTTTGCATCAGTTCCAAAGGTTTACTGGATATCCAAACGACACTGCTAGGATCTAGTTTTGTGATAGGTTCCTTTTTAAAGAAAGAATCAATTTTTTGAGCAGACACTTTATTATTTTGAAAGCAAATTACAGCCGCTTCTTGTTGTAGATAATGAGCCAAGCGCTGTGTAGGCATACTACCCTTTAAACAAACAAATTTAGGCAAAGGTAAATCACTGCCCAGACTGATCGTTGCACCACAAGCTCGAATTACTGAATTAAAAGAAGTTTCATTACTAATAATTGCTTGCTTTGAATATTCAATAAGTCTTTTACAACCAGCCAAAATACCAATACATGAGATGCCACCTACTCGCCGATCTTGTTTAATAGTCTGAGTTTTTAGAGGGGTTACTTTGATAAGTTCGAAAGGATGAGATATGTCATTTACAGTAAGTAGCTCCCCTTCTTTTAAAAGGGAGTCTAATTCAGTAGTAGATTGAACTGTGAACTCAATGGATGCAGGAATAGGTACGAGATCAGTTCTTAAAGTTGCACTAATCAGCTCAGATGCTGGAATAATTTTACCCGCAGATACAATGGTGATTTGCATTAACGGTTCCCCAAGTTAAAATTAAAACTAATTGGGGCCATACAAAACACAAGTTTAGGCAAAGCGTCTTTCTTTTCATTATAGTTCTGTTGAGCTTCTGATACAGATAGCCCATAACTTTCGACTCCGAGCCCACGAGTAGCTTCAACCAATCTAGCTTGCAAAAGATCACAGTGAGCTTTTACTAATGGTTGGATGATTACGTACTCATCACCGCTAAGTACGATAGTTTCATTCAGTTCAATACTCTTGGTAGCTTTAGTTTGACAATCTAAAACAGCCCATCCGGCATAATATTTTGCCTCATCTAAAAATGCTTTCACGATATCATCAAGCAAAATTGAATAGCCCGATAATTGATATTCTTTATAGAGTTCTTCTGAAAGTTGCTGGATAGAACCAGCAACTACAGCATAACCTTCAGATTCAGGTAATAACTTCATAGCCATTACCCAAATAGATTGCCCAGTTGACGACCAACGCCTTGCACAGCATTTGCAAGATTAGTTGCTTGTTGAGCAGTATTGATCACTTGCTGAACTCGATTAACAAGCTCAGCTGTACCATCAATTTCTTTTTTACCCGGCTGAATACTGCCGTTGGTACCAATGTTTGCGAAGCTACCAAAGTAGTTATAGTCGATTGGGCAAGAGACAGTCATAACTTGAGATCGGCTATCTGAATCATACTCAGCTGACTCAAAGCGAATAGCACAGTTTTCAAGTGCATATGAGCGTGTAAAACTTCCTAATCGGCCATCGTAATAATCACCATGGATGATTCCACCACTAGCTACGACATATTCAGCTAATAATTGATCATGCCCTGCTTCAGTTACTAGGATTTGAAGGTTGCCTGTGTAATGGGTTTTCGGAGGACCAGCAACAATTCCAGTAAATCCACCAGCATATTGAACTTCTGCTGGATCTTCATTACTCACAATCGGACGTGGGCAACTTTTAAATAAGAAGCGAAGATCTTCCATGCCACGAGGAACAAACATCCCCTGACACGCTAATAAGGGTGAACCAAGTTGCTGTAGAGCAATGTAATCTTGTTTAAGCTGATTTAGTAAAATCGGATTAGATTGTTGCATATTTCTGATGCTCAATAGCTATAATATGCCCCAAGATTAAAAGGTTATTTCCACTTAAAATTTGATTGGTTCCATAAAAAAAGCCACCCTATAAGGTAGCTTTTTTAATCTGCTTTTTATCCAATATTTGGTGGTACTCGCAGAACCTGCAATGAAGGTACACCCCGATCTAGTGCATCTTGGACACAACGATAATCGGGGTTATTTGGTTCATAACCGAGTTCACCGCGAATATTTCCTTTATGGATCGTCATAGGCGCATCAAAACGCCCACGCATAAAACGACCAATAATAATTGTGTCAGTTAATGATTGATTGGTCTTTGTTTCTGTTTTATCAGTTTTTTTCTGATATTGAATACCAGGCGCTTCACCTATGATTTGAGTTGTATTCATTAGTATTTCCTTAATTAAATGGATTATAGGTAAAGCCAAAAAATGACCTTACCTATGAGTAATTAGTAAATACCTAAGCGTTTACCTTTTTTGAATGAACGTAAACGCTTGTTGATTGCATTCGCAGTAAAAGCATGAAGTCGAGCTTTTTTCATACCAGCTTTTTGTGCTGCAGTTAAACGGACCTTTTGACCAGGTAATCGTTTATTCACAACGGTTTTGATACCTTGACGAATAGCCAGCACACCACGGTAGTGAATTTTTCGCCCATTTACTTTCCGTTGGCTAAATGCTCCATTTCGAGCTTTAATTTTTTTAGCCATTGAATCGAAACCTTCTTCAGTTTCATCTGCTTCACCGAAAATAAACTCTCGAACGAGTTCTTCAAGTTCTGGGCCATCGTCTGGCATATTAGCAAGAACTGTATTGGCTGCTGCTTCTAACGCCGCGTCAGCAACTTCTGTATCATCACTAAAGATCTCTTCAATATCAGAAGCGTCAACGCCAAATGTTAAGAAAGCATCGGACAGAGATGCCATTAAAGCGCTTTCATAGATTCCTTCTTCATCATCTGCACCATCTAATGCATCGACAATTAATGCGTCTAAATGATCAACGCCCAGTTCACCATCTTCAAGCTTCCCTTCACTGATTGTATCTACCGTATCGGATAGAATGTTCAGAGCAATTTGTCGTACTTGTTCAATCACAGATTGCTGTTCTCGATCAGTACTTGAAACCTTACTTACAACGGTAGAAATATTCTCCGCTGCTGAATCAAAAGCACGTAAAGTTAATGGTTTTTCAGTAGTGGGTCCAAATGGATTCATCTTGATAGATCCTTAATAAAATTATTTAACTAAAACGTCGTCATCAAAAATTGCGGCACGAGTTGTACCAACAACTCCATGGGCTAAATAGAGTCGTACACGCTCATATGGATAGTCTTTGTCAGGTATTAAACTGAACTCAAAAGGTTTACCCCCTAGATCTTCAGCCGGTTGTAACCAACCGGTTGTCTCACTAGAAGCGCCCTCTAAAAACTCTTGAATATCATCACCAGCTTTTTTGATATAGTCCGGTGTAGCTTGGAACATATAAGTCCGCAGGATCTCGATACATTTATTCGTAACCCGAGCCGAAATCTCCGCGGCGGGAACTAAACGCAAAGCACTATTTTTGCTTTGGTATTGGGTAAGCACATCACTTAATACAAATAATGTAGTTTCAAACTTAACTGGACGAACTACATTTACTTTAGCCTTAGCCAACATTTCTTGAGTCTGTTCATCTTCAAGATCAATATTCGGCATCTGGCTTAAGTTTTTTGCTGTAAAGGGATAATCTTTCCAAGCTACTGCATTTTTTAACGGCGCAAAGCCTTGTTTATTTAACTTTGCATTACGTAATAATTTATCGCCGATGTAATGGCCCAAATAATAAGCTGGTACCTTACGACCTCTTAGCGTGACAGCATCAGATGGGCGGCAAAGGTTCGGGCTCCAAATGAATTGAACAAACTGTGATTGAGCATCTACACTTGTCGCAAATTGAGCTGCTTGCTCAGCTGTAAAAGTTGGGTTGATTTCAGCATCCAAAGGAATACGTAATTTTGTAGCTGCACGTTGAGCCGCAACATAAATTGGTAAATCATGAGGATTTGGTAAAGTCAGATATGCTGGTGTGCTTAATTGGCTTGTCAGAATTTTATATAGTTCATCTGGATTAAATGACGGTAACGATTCGTCTTCCAATACCAACGTTTTTGATGCACGACCTAAGCTATTTGATTCGTTATAAGCATTAGATTTGAGAATTGCTTGTAACGCATCAATACCTAACGATAAATCAAATCGCTCGAAATATTCTTTCGCATCAGCTACAGCAACAATCGAAGCGGAATTTTCAATGTCTCCATCTACTAATCCCTGAACAGTAACAATTTGGTCACCAGTTACCGCATCACGTATTTCTAAACGCATAGAAATATCTGCAGGTCCACGTGGGCTTGAAACTTTCGCAAAAAATGCCACATTGATTTCTGCACTAGCAAGATAACTGTATGTATCAAATTCTAATTTGAGTGATGGACTGTCCCCTGCTACAAGGGATAGCTCACCTGTACTTGATAGAGCAAGTATATTCATTACATTACACGCCCAAGGCTATTTGTTTTAAGTATTTTGAGCCGTGGGAGTTTTTGATTTTCTGGCTAGTTCCAATGTAAAAAAACCACTCGAAAGTGGTTTTTTATTTCCTAAATTTTATAATCCGCTAGCAGGTTCCGTAGGCTCTTCTGCCTCAGTAGGTACAATTTGAAGTACATTACCTTTCAAGCCATTAATTTGATCTAGGTTATCTAACAATTGTTTATGAGCTTCGTCACCAATCAAAGTGAATGTGACCTTTTGACCAGCTTGTACTAAAACTTGTGTAAATGGTTCGGTAATGTCACTTAAACCTTTATTTTGAAGTGTAATACTTCGTTCAGTTGGTTGATCACCTACAGCATCCATAATTGGGTTCGTGCCATCAATAATGAAAATAGTCATCTTGTTACTCAACAGTTAGATTCTTACCAAGCCCCTTCAACTGACGTATGTTTTCCAGTACTTGATGTTTAAATGTTTGGTTATGACACGTAATATTTGCTGTTTTACCTGCCTCAATAGCAACACGAGATAACGGTTCTAAAACAGTTGAAAATCCGTTATTAGTCACATGAATAACTAGAGAATCCAGACTACTAATGCTTGAACCAGCTAGATTTTCCACAATTTGATGTTCGGCCTTGGGAATATCAGTTTGTTGTGTCTTATTTGATGATTCAGTTGAATTTCCATCATCTTTAGTACTGGAATCTTCATTATCTGAATCACCATTTTTCAAATCTGTAAGTTGCTCAACTTCTTTTTGAGTTGCGCCGTTTTCAGGACCTTGGCTATTTAACAAATCACTTTGATCTGAAGATTTGTCATCACCAGTTTGGGTATTTTGTGCTTCAGTAGTTTTATTAGTTTTACTACGGGTTGCTTTTTGCTTGATAGTAGTTTGATCGTCAGTTGAAGCTAAAGTTTCGTCAGTGTTTTGTGTTGCTGCAGCCATGAGATTATCCTTTAAATAAATAAAAGAAAAAGGCGCATCGAAATACGCCTTATTTTGTATTACTTACGATTTTTTAAGAGATGGCATATTGATACAGTGAATGACATAGCTTTGGTCAGCGTATCGGTCCAATGGGTTCATTTCAGCAGCTTGAGAGCCAATTAAAGTTAGTACTGATTCACGTGCATCTGGGCGTGTTTCAATAACTGAGAGTGGAGTTTGAATAAACCCAACAAACGGCGCTCGAATTGGCTCATTACCACGGCCTACTAAAAGCATATCAAATGCTGTATCAGTTTCAGCTACAAGCTCTTGAGCTGTTGGCGCATGATAAACGTTGGTACCATCTGCAAGTGTACCAATACGAACAATTTGACCATATCCAGCAGAGTACCCAGTTTTTGTCGGCATCTTATCGCTAGAAAGTTGGTTAAAGAATACTGCACCACTATCCCCAACATACAAATCGTATGCAACAGTAGAACCACCAGTACGCTGATTAATATCCATTTTTGCAGCCGAAATGAACTTCATTACTTCGCCAAACAGATCACCAGTGGTATTAAACGCAGCTGCCAATTTACCAGTTACACCACGAGAAGCATCAAAAGTAATTTCGTGGCCTGAGTATTCAGCTAAATCTTTTGCTTCACCTAAAAGACGGACCGTTTGCTCCAAGAAAACTTTACCTTGAATAATTGCTAAAGCTTGACCTAAGAAGCCGAGTTTGAGTTCATTATTCAACTGAGTCTGCAATAAGGTGGCCGCTGTAACCTGTGCCATAATTGGTGAAGCCACCAAATTTTCATATTCAGGTTCAAAATCAACACCAACAGGCGTCATTAAGAAGTTACCATTACCATCACGCGCATCAAAATCAGCGACAAGATGAACTTCAACTTTAGCACCAGCAGGTAAAGCTTCATTTAAAGTCACGCTAATTTTGCTAGCATTAAGGTCAATTTCACTACCAACAACACGATACTCTACGCCGTTTACAAATACGTTTTTTTCAGCGATAGCGGAAATCTTGCCAGAAAATTTTGATTTACTACGGTTTCGAGTATGCGCGACTTCTTTACCGTTGATTTTGATTGATACATTACCAGCAATGAATGGAAGCAACTTAGCATTTACATCAGGGGTTTTAGCCTTGAAATCTTCATAACCGGTTCGTGCTACTACTGAGTAAGTTGTACCTGCACCACCATTTGACAATGCAAAACGTAAACGGCCCTCTACATATGGCTTTGAGGCATTTGCACCGTCTAAGTATTCTGATTTCTTCATTGCACCAAAATCACGATTGGTGACAAAACGAATAGATACTAACGGAACTTCATTTGATCCATTAGAATTTGGAATCATTGCGACAATTGGCGTTGCATAAGCGATAACGTTTGCAATGGTTGCTACAGTAATCGCTGGGACGATACTTACAGATTCATGATGCTGATGATTTACATCATCAAATCCAGATTCATTAATACTGTCATAATAGCTAATGGTATCAGTAGGCAAAGAACTAGCTTGTTTAGCACCACTTAAACCAGCAGTTAACGCAGCTGCAATGATTGAAGGATGCGGTAATTCACCCCCATGGCGTGCTTGATATTGTGATACCCCAAACATCACAGCTTTATCAACTTCTGGCGCATATTCCATGCCAATTGAATCAAAAATTGCTTTTAATACTTCAGGGTACTCATCTGCAGCTGTTTGTGCACTATCAAACCCATTTTCAAGCTCATCAGGACTTTTGAAATAGTAATTTCGGCACTGAGCTGTAGCAATTTGTTGAGCCTCATACTTTTTACGAATTTCGTCTGATAACACAGTCATTTTAAACCAGCCTTTGGCTTTCTATGTAAGATGAAGAAAGTCTGACATGGGCCATTTTTACTAATTCTGGTCGGTTCCAAATATAAAAAAGTCCCCAATAATGAGGACAAAGAAAATGTAGCTAAAGGACCATCTCAGTCCTTTATTTATATAGCTATCCGCTTACACCACTTGAAACATAAATCTCCACATTATCACCTGCTTTCACTCTATAACGGAGCTTATCCCAGCAATGCTGTCTAAACGGTTCAGTATCGGGCGCAGCAGCTGTTAATGTAAGAATAGACACCCAGTGAGAATCGTTTTGCGGATCTGCATATGGAATATTGCTTCCGAAAAACTCTACTTCTGCCCCGTTCCCGATTACCTGGTAATTGAATATTGCAGAAGTACATTGTTCAGCCATTTCAATGTCGCCTGTCTTTTTACCTTTTTCATTGAAAATTAAATAGCTCATTTAGTTTCTCCATCACCTATAGGTGAAATAAACAAATCATCTCTACGGTTTAAAACATACTTACTGCCAAAATCTGCCATGAGGCTAAAACCAGTAATATTTACAATCTCAAACCACAACATTAGATTTTCATAAATCATTAAACCTAAAAGATCACCTTCTTTAAGAATCAAGTCAGGGATGTTGATTATCCTTTCCAAAACATCATCCAAAACTTCATTGAATGGCTCTACTTGAGCGGTTAGCACCAAGTCAGATGGGTTATTCATTGAGAAGTTCTTTTGAATATAACCTCCATTAAATTTATCGAAATGAACATAAGCAGCGCCCTTATATTCATACTTGTAGTTGGGTTCGTCTTGAATCGATAAAGTGTTCGCTTCAAAAGAAAGAGGATCTAAAGGTTTTGAATCTTCAGCCGGATTATTGAAAATTACTTCTTTTCGCCAAATTTGCGCTGGAATACTTGCTAGAGCATTCATCACAACACGTCTAGCTGCTAAACGGCGTCCATTTGCAACTTGATTTACTGATCTATTTAGCATTTCGACTTAAACCCTTCATAAAGACATTTAACATGTCATTGTCGATTGCGCCTGATTTATGTAAGGCTTGAATTCTTTCAATTTGACTCGCTCTAACAGTTTCCACTTCAAAACGTTTGAGGGTTTTTAATTCGCGTTCTAAGAGCTTTTTGGCAACTTTATCAGCTCTACGCATCATTTCTTTTTCTGCTTTTTGGATATTGGCTTTGATTGGCTTAACAGAACCATTCATCAAATCCTTTACTTGCTCGTTAATTGAATTCTGTATTTGCTTATCTGTTTGTTTATACCGTGCACCTACTTGTTTTTTACGGTCTTTCTCTACTTCCTTTTTAAGGTAGGCAATCCCAGATGGTGAACTAATCCACTTAACAACGCGCAATACATGCTTACATGCCACACCGGATAAATGCGGGTTACGTATCTTTGGAAAGCCGCCCTCATCACGTCCTAAATTGTAACCGCCAATAGTTGCCATATAGCGGTACCAGAACGTATGACGTTCGCAATCACACTGAAATTTGATTTTGCCTTTAGCCAAGCGGTTTTTGACGGTGTTTAATGCCTGTTTATCGATATCAAAAACAACAGATTTAAAGTTAGAAAACTCAATCTCAACGTGATGATTTAAAACTTTACTATTTGGTCCGGCATTAGTAAGCAAGTGAACTAAACCAGCTTTTCTGCTTACTGGAACCGCCAAATAGATTTGCTCATTTGCCCGGTCAATATCGTCTTGTCGGCTTAAATTAATGATGTTTTGAGGGGTAATACCCTTACTATACTGATCTTTTAATAGTTGAATGTTTTCCTGAAATGCCAAGATATCATCACGGGTAATACGCCGTGGTACTTCTCCATTTCGCTGACCTAATGTTGTAAAAAGTACCCTTTCGACATCATATTTTTCCCCTTGGGCAATATCTTGTGGTCGCAAGAACATAGGTTTAGGGATCTTTCGTCCCCAATCATCATATTCAATTTCTTTTTCTGCAAATGCCCGCTGTTCTCTATCTGCACGCTGACGGCTCTGTTGATCTCTACGAACTCCACCATTTTGCAAAGACTGGTTTAATTGCAGCTGGGCACGGCGTAAATCATCTGGCTTGAATGCTGACATTTTAATTATCCTGCAAGTATTCTTTTTGAAGTCTTAAAAGATCAACAAGCCTTGGAAAAGCCACCTTATTAAGAGGTAACTTTTCCCAAACGCCGTTCACACCACACGCCACAAGTACTGCATCAATATGGTTTCTTGAACCATATAATTTCAAACTCAACAGTGATGGATCTTGAGATTCATCGTCTTTGATTTCCCAAACAATCAGATTCTGAATATTATTTTGTTGAAGATTCCGGTGAATTAAGTCTCTAATAGCATTTCGATAATCATTTCTCATAAAGTTTTACCTATTTAAGCTTTAACAGTACTTACACGAGCAAAGCCACCAGTACCTGCTTTACCAGTGTTACCATTACTTTCGGTTGCAACACCAGGTTCACCAACAACTAAAGTCATATACTGAGTTTTTTCGGTTGAATTCAAATATCGGCAAATGAGTAAACCACCACTTGCACCACCACCACCAAGTGCCCAGCCATCATCACCTACACCATTAGCACCATCACCACCAGCACCCCAGTTTGATACTGGACTTACTGATGCGCCGCCTTTGTGGTTTGTTTGGTTTGCAGCTGTACCAGCGTTACCAAGCTTGCGTGAAATTTCGGTTATGTTTGATGTCACAGTGATTACACCTGCTAAACCACCAGCACCATTTGAGAAAGCACTACCATTCGACCACTGACCACTGGTACCGCCTTTACCGCCGCCAACAACCGCCAAATCAAGTTCATTTAAACGTAAGCGTGTATCTGTTCCACTGGTCCCATGTGCCAATGCTCCTAACTCCCATACACTGCCACCACCAGCACCACCAGCACCAACCAAAATGAATTCTTTTTGTTCTTTCGGTTGAATTGGAATGATATAAACACCTGGGACTGTGTAATCGCCGTTTCCATCGTTTAGTGTTTCTGCAGCTACCTGAACAACGGACCAATTCACAGTACCTGAATACCCTATCCGGTTTTGACCTGAGCGGTCCCAAACTTCATATGAAAAACCCTTTTCAGCACGGGTAAGCTTCCATGCTTCATGTGGGCTTTCTGGTGTTAAATAGATTGCATACTTTGAATCACGTAAATCAGTAACTTTGCCACCTAGTTCAACTGTGGCTGAGCTACCAATATTTACACCTGCTCCAATTAATTTTGGATATTGAGCATCTAAGTTTTTCTTGAAATCGATTAACTGCTGTAACAAATTTTTGGAACTAAGATCTAGATCATCAATCTGTTGTTGTAAATCATCGTCTTTGGCTTTTACATCTTTTTCAAATGCATATTGGGGGTGCGGATCCTCATGCTGATTATGTTCAGTCATGAGCTTACGAATTAACGCGCCGTATTGTGGGTGTGGGTCTTCATCTGCACTATGCTGATTCATCAACATCACAGCAATTGGTGTGTTTGGATCAATCTTGATAGTTACGTTTTTTAAATTAACGTCAGTTAAAACAAATCCAAATGTAACAATGGCTACTACGTTTGCATGTAAAGACATGATTGATTGAGCAGCTGTAGTCGAGGCCACCGCAAGTAAAGTGCCATCTGATAGGTAAATACCCATCTCAAACACTTCCATTGTTAAAGTGGGCTCAATACTCATTACAAAACGCAAAGTACCCGTTTCTGTATCTACACCACCGCCGTTAAGAGAAAATCTAGCTAATTCATTTTTAAGAGAAGTTAGGTTTTTCGCTTCTACTGATGCATCAAATTTGCCGGTACCAACAGCAAGATGGGTAAGTTCCCCACCAAAGCTAGCAACATCACCCACTTTATTTAATGCATTCCGACCTGCGTCAGTTAAAAAGAAGTTAATAGCCATAACCCACCCATATGATTTATTGATCTATGGTAGTTATGAAGAATATGTATTTAAGTGGGCAGTTCCATATAACTAATCATTTTCTTTTTCAGCTGCTTCTCTTAAAGCACTGAATCTTGACTTACGTTCAGCTTGTTCACGGCCTTCCGGTGTATCGTCAGTGACATTTACAGTTTCGTAAGCTTCAGTGTAGTGAACGTTTTCCAAGAATAAGAAAGCAAAAGCATCACCGATATCCGGTGATTTAATTCCCATCCGTTTCATTTCGTCTTTGCTTAAGATTTTATAACGAGCAAAGTCATCAAAACGGTATGGAACGTGGATTAACTGATCTTTAATTTTCACATTGTGTTTCTTCGTTTTTATTTTAAAACGGCCACTTGCGATTGCTCGAGCTAAGCCCACATAAGCTAACGACCGTTTATTTGTAAACTCTTTTCTATTGTCATTACTAAAACATTGTGAGCCCCAATAAACAGGAACGTAGAAAATACCTTGCTTTTTAAGGTATTGGCCTAAACCTTTACCCGCCCCGTTATCATCTACAACCAAGTTAGCATTTGGGTACTGTAAAAGTAGCTCATTAATCTTTGCAAATAGTTCTAAGATATCATCTCTGTTTTTGCATAATGGAATATCTACAACTTCTACACGGCGTGCGCGCTCTCCCCATTGCGCTTCACCCCAAACTTTAGAAACAACAATTACTGAATCGTCACGGCCAACACCACCACCAACATCAACAGTAATGACATAACCGAATTGATGGTCATCAAAAATACTCGCGCCAACATACATTTCTTCGGTTTGACGCTTCGTGATTAAGAACTCATCTGATAAGTCTGGGAATTCACCTAGTACACGAATCTTATACTGAGCATCTTCCCTGCTGCCGTATTTTTGCCGTTGTTCCTGTAAGGATTGTTCACTAACTAGTGGTGACTCTTCCCCGTTAAATGTGAGTGCAATCCAAACACCACCAGCTCGATGACTTAACTTGTGATGAGTCTCATAGAACATACCCGCGTTACGGGTAGGCTGTGAGGTCATTACTGCACGGTTGTCTTCGTGCGTTAAGGCACCAAAAGCTACATCAAGGACAGCATCATCTACACCACTGGCCTCATCGACCCAGACCATGTAGTTATCGCCGTGGTTACCAGCCAAGTTAGTAGGTTGATGTTTTGGTGCTGTCTTCGCAAAGACATACCATTTTTCTTTGTAGCCTTTGATGTATACAAGTTCAGACTGGTACCCAACATAATCAGCAAGCCAAGCCAAAGGCCCTTGCTTCAATCGTGCTAGATTGATACTGATTTCTTTCCAGACTTGTTTCTTTAACTGCCCAATCTGCGGAGCAGTAAACATCATGATTGATTCATCAAAAAACAAGAGATGCCATAAGGCAACAATACCGGCACTGGCCGTTTTACCAGTGTTGTGTAGTACTAAGTCATCTTCACCTAAGAAAAATGGATCTGGATCGAGTACAAAACCGTAATATTTGCCTTCACCAAGCTCGGCAACCGATGTGATTTTTAAAGGCTTATGTTCACCATCTATAAGCCTATAAGATGCAAACTGTTCTCTACTTTCAGGTTTTAGGTTCATATATTGAGAAACAAGCAATTCAATCTTGTCGCCCTTGGACCAGCCATTACCATCGTATAAAGAAATTAAGCAAAGGATATGTGATTTATTAAATGTATGAGCTTTACCATTCTCATATTCAAACCGGTACATTTCCTGATAACCGGTTACTGTTTTAATTACATCTAGTTCTGTCTTTCCATCTGCTGCTAGAATCTTATGATTTAAATTAATACGCTCAACTGGGATGAAGTCCCCATTGGCTAATTTGATTAAAGTCCCTTTTCCAAAGCAACCGTGACCTGACGCAACTGAAGTACGGCTACCATCAAATGCAATAGATTCAAAAAGTAATTCTTGTTGCCATGTGGGTTCGACACCTAATGCTTCTACGGCGAAAGCATAGATGTCGTATCGATAACGCTCACAAAGTTCCCACCATTCGGGAATTTCTTTTAATGGTGCCAAAGCCATACCGTAAAAACACCATTAATTAAAAGATTGAAAAAGGAAGCATTGTTGGATCTACTGCATCTTCTTCAAACTGATTCCCTTCAGTAATTGAAAAGCCTTTAGCAATTTTTGTACTAGCCCAAACTGCTAACAGGATTGCAATGTGGCCGTTGTTTAAGCTGCTGCTATCAAATTCTTGCTGAAGGCCGTTTTTATCGACCTTACGGATTTCAAGTACGTTCTTAGGATTGTACTGGTTCAGCTTCGGCTCAATTTCAATTAACTTTGCTCTGAAACGAGCTTGGTAAATTGAAATCACTTCTTCTAAGTGCTCTTTAGCATTGAAACTTAATTGCCAATTCTGTACTTGGTCAGGTGAATCAGTAACAACAACCGTTTGATCTCTTAAATCACTTGGTACAGGTAAATTTGAATAAACGGCAGTTTTTTGAATAACAAGTTCACCAGTATCCGCAAATGCGGCACCAATGAGACGAATTGGTTGATCAGAAAACCCAGCAACACGGCTGTCTATACGAATAATTCCAGACATTACATGTATCCTTAGCGCCGTTTACGTTCTATCTTGGTTTGACATTCAATGCAGAATTTAACCCCACCAAGTGCACGGCGGCGCTCTGGTATCTCTTCACCACATTCAATACATTCTTTTTCAGATTCGCCTTCAAAACGGCATCGATTTGCAATTTCTTGCTGCAATAAATAATCAGCACTTTCTTGTGCCTTATCGATTAAGTCAGTCATCTATACGCTCAACTGTAATTTCACCTGTTTCTCTATCACCCTTCACACGCTGGTGATCGAGTGATGTGTACTGATCAGCTTGCACTACAACTTTGTCGTTGATTGCGGGCTGTTCCGTTGCTGAGCCGTCAGGTTCATAGCCATTACCTGTGTTGTTGTCGAATGGACCACCGAAACCGATGACGTTAGGTGTATAACCCACAAGCTGAATATCTACAGTTGAGATAGAAAGATTGATTGCTTCGCTTGGGACTGGTGATGGAAAAAGTTCATTTTCAAAAACAGTGAATGTTGAATTAACAACATGATCATTCCATTGCTGAAATGGCACATTAAAACGGCGGTTATCGCTGCTAGACATGTATGCGCAAAACTGCCCAATGACTGAACGCAGATCATTAGGATTGGTGGCAAAGAAAGCGATTTGAGCACGTACAGTTGTTGGCACAAGACGAACCTTCACCCGTTTCTCATCAATGACCGTTTCAATAAAATCAGGCACTGGTAGTAATTGATTAACATCTGGGGGTTGGTCAGTTAACGCTGTTGCAGTAAGCATTACAGGTAAAAGCACTTTGGACTCTTCCTCATGCTTCTGGCTTTTTCTATATTCAGAAAGCATTGCTTCTGAGTCGTCCATCATCCGTGACGGACATGCTTTTATAGCGTTACCAATGGCTCTCAACTTCCAGTCAGCCGTTAATTGTGTCTCAGGCATATACCAAGCACGAAAATTGACAAGCTGCTTATACCAAGCGTTTTGGATGCTTTTAAGCGAATCGTTGGGGTAATTCATTATTACCCCCATACACTAAAGATATTGCCAAAAGACTTTTTCGGCTTTTTAGCTTTCTCTTTTACGTTTGGATTGTCCAAACTTTGAATGATTTGTTCAGCTTGTTGTTGTACTGAATCAAAACTCTTCACAGGATTTACCATACCCGTATAGAGTTCTTTTTTTCGTTCTTCTCTAAGTTGTTGCAAGCGTTTCTGTTTATCAACTTTTTCTGATAATTCACCCACTAATCCTTGAGCATTTCCTAACTCGGTTAATAGATGCAGCTGACTATTGATATTGTCGTATGTCTGTAAAATTTGATCTTCAAGTAATTGGGCAATAATAATTTCGGGCTGTGATAACTGTGAAATATCTGTTGCGCTATCAAAGCAAGAAACAACACCTTCTGGCTCTTCAGGAACAAATAATCCATCAAATAACTGACCATCCCCTACATTACTTGCATAATTTGGTTGTGCAACGAAATCAAAACCAAAAAAACCCGTTGGAATTAAACGGCCACCGACATTCTTGTAATTGACTGATGTGCTAAAACCACCCGCTTGGGCTTTATAATCTTGTAATGCGATCTCACCAGGCTCGTTATCATAAAACTCTTCTCGGTGTTCAACTGTTCCATCCTTTGAAGCACGTAATTCAATTGTTTTAAACGCCCGTGAAAGATATACAACTTTACCTTTAATGATCACCGTTTCAGGCGGCACCATACCATAGCGCTGTCGAATTTGATGACCGTAAAAACCTTGTAATGAATTAGTAGCAACCATTTCTTGTACATGGTCACTGTTGATCAAGTTGACCATTGCATCTACATCGACATTACTTCGATCAACACCGGTAAATTTACGGCATCGGTCATGTAAGTTGTAAGATAGAACTTTTGTCTTTCTATTTTTGCTAGCCATAAAAAAGCCCCAATGCTGTGATTGAGGCTATTGTTTCAGTTGTTCTATAGTTGAAATTTAATCAGTTCCAAATCAAATCTTTTGATCAAACTCAATTAATTCCAATAGCTTGTCATGCTGTTTATCTTCAATGGTTGCATCAAAGATGTACCCACTTTTAAGAGAAATAAAAACATCATAAAAGCGCTCATGGACCATGCCTCCTCGATGTTCACTTTCGGAGACTTGCAAACAATCCATTTGAGATAAGTCAATTAATTGAGAACAAGCACGTTTTCTACAAAAGATTTTTAATCGCATACTTCACCCAATTACTTAACAAGAGTGCCTTCAACACCACGAGCACGGCGCTCAGCTGTACGTTTATTAAATTCTTCTAGCGCACTTTCCATATAAATAATGGCTTGTTTGTTGAACTCACTCGGAAATTTTTCATCCAAGGTTTTAGTACGGTGAATAAGTACTTTTAACAATGCTTCACTAGTAACCCCATTCACCCCATGTTCTGGAATTGGGCCATCTTGAAAATGAATACTGATTTCAAAATCTTTTGCATTTTGGTTTTCAGGATTTGCTGAAATCTTATAGTAATGGCCCTGAGCATATTCCGTAATGCCTTCAACCACTTCCCCTTTAATAACTTTATCAATTTCTTGTGGTTCTAATTCATGGCTAGCATATCCTAAGAAATGATCAATTAATAAGTTTTCTCCCTGACCATTGATAGGTTCTGCGATTCCTACTAAAACATTGTCTTGAGCTTGTTGCATATAAAAAAGTCCTGAACTAATGAACAGGACTATGAAATCATTTTGTATTTGAGCGCTAACTCAACAGTTCCAATTGAATTAAAGGAAGTTATAGACTGCATAAGGCTTAGCTGCTATTGCCGCTGCAAAGCTTGTGGTGCCTAAATCTCTATCAAATGCCATTGAGTGAACTTTAACGACAATATTGGCTGGTACTAAACGGCGTAATATCGGTGACAGCTCTACCACTTCATTTGCATCAACAGTTTTATCTAAAACAATTCTAATCCGACTTGTTAAGAAGTAATTTGGCTTTTCAAAATCAGACAAATAGGCTGGATATTCTTTTAGCTTTTCCAAGCTATGCCATAGCCGGATAATCTGAAAATGATCTTTCCCCCACAACATTCGTAAAACAAACTCTAAAAACGCTAATCCTCTTTTATTACCCATGCTGCTCCAATTGGCATAGATAATTCGCATTAACGTGTCAGAGGTGTTATTTCGGCGTAATACAACAAGTCCGTTTTGTTTAGAGAACCGTTCTACAACTGTTTTACTACCGATATGAGGACAACCGTAATCCAATAAATCTTGTATGGACTGTTCAAAGTTTTGTGCAAATACTTGTTTAAATGCTTTAGCAAGTGCGGTTTGCAAGCCCGTACTCACATATTGTTCATCGATAGGCCGAGTAAAGCTTATAGGGTCCATGTAGCCCCCGAAATATCAGCGGTGCGTTCCAACTCAACAGTAATGCTGTCTTTTGTCACATACACCCACTCATTAGGCTTATTCAACTCATTTGAAAGCATAATGGTAAAGTCACTCATCCGGTCTTGGAAAGCCACAATATTGTCATTAATCAGCTTCCCCATTTCTTGCGTATTAAAGCCATTAACCAGCCAACGACTTGAGCTCAATGATTCACGCCCGTATCGTTCTACAAGTAATTCTTTGATCTGTGTCTTAACCATATCTGTGTTATGTACAGAAGCCAAAGAGCCTTTAATTTTTACTTCAATTGGCTTTTCTACAACTTCATGTACATTCACTTTACCTTCATACAAGTTATCGCAATAACCAATATACCGACAGATATCTTGTTCTAACGTTGCTTGTTCAGCTGGGTTCTTGGCAACCACCACAAAATTTAAATGATTTATGTCGCGGTATGTAATGGCAAAGTGTTGCTCTTGCAACGTTTCATTCCAGACAGAAATAAACTGTGCCCGTTTCATAAATTTTTTACGGACTGCATAGTCAAAGTTGCCGAGAAATACCGCATCTTCATCGTAAAGTGATGGATAGCTTGATAATAAACGTAATTCTGATACAGCTAACGGATCTACGCCCTCTCTAATCAGTCCACCAGCTTTAAAACGCACTGATACCCGCTGTTCATCATTAGTAAGTACATCAAGTAAGGCCGCATCTTTTAAACGATTAACATCAACTTCCCCGTATGTCTCAAGAATTCCAATTATTACCGTTTCATTGGCTTGCAGAGTACGACCAGCTCTCTCAAAATCGCCAAACTCAATAAACAATCTTCTTAGATTATCTGTAGTAACAGTTACAGCATATTCACCTGGTTCAACATTCATCCAGCGCGGCTTAATTACATAGTTATTATTGCCCTGCTTAACCGAAATATTTGCAAGTGAAAGGTCCTCTAAAAGGTCAATTCGATATTTATGGAACCCTTCAGTAACTGGTACAACATATTTAATTTCACGGTATTCACTTTGTTCTGCTATTACTTCCGCCGTCTCACCAGCTTTAACAGTAATTGATTGAAGCAACCGCCATACTCTACCGCCGCTATGGTCCTCAATCATTCGCCCTTGACTTAAGCTCACAGCATTTGTTGACCGGTTGATAATTTCTATTAAGTGCTGACACGGTGTACCTATAGGCAAAATGCCTTTATTTGTAGCATCCGCAATAATTGAGCGGTCACGTGTTTTGGTAAATGGTTCAATTGAAGCAATATCGATTTCTGGACCAAATGCAGTCAAAAAACTAGCCATAGAACGCAGCTGGTGAACGACAAGTGGATCTTGAGCTTTATAGCGTTCCTGAATCTCATAATCATCTATCGCTGCTTGGAGCTGGGCTTCAAAATCAGCTTGCGTTAATGTCATATGTCTCACCTGTTACTGATTTACCCAATCGGTCTGCTACTTGGTTAAGATCTATATTCACATTCATGATGCTTAAATGAATATGAACCGTCTCAAATCCTTCGGTTTGTGAATACAGGGCTAATTGGTCAGAGTTAAGCTCAGATAATATTGGTAGATCCTTTTTCATCTTAATAAGAAAACTATCTGCCACCCTCGAGTCTAAAGGTGCCATTAGCAAATCATAAAGAGGTGCACCAAAATCAGAACCATACTTCCCATTGACCGGATGATTAAGCCAGTACTCAACCATGTCTAAAACTGTTTTAGATGTGATCATTAGGAAGTTGCTCGATTGCTAAAAATAGTCAAAAGCTTTAATAAAATTGCAGTGCCAATTTGATAAGTAGAAAAAATAGAAAAATAGACAAGAAAAATCCAAAGCGAAACGCTTAATGCATCAAAGTAGTAAGCAACGTAATAGATCCGCCAATCAACTAAAATAATTGTGATCAATACGCATGCCATGCATATGAAGTACATCCATCTTATATCTTTAAATAAAAGGCTAATTGGAATTTGGCGTAATTGTTTTATTGATGCCGCTTTATTTTTGCCATTCCACCCTGTTATGAAATAAAGATACGCAGAAAAAGCGAGAATTAAGACAATATCTATACCGATTTGAATTTGCATGGTACTACCCTTAATTTGAATTTTTATAAGAGTAGTTGTTTGAACCTTCTCAATATTTAGAGGGTTCCAATACTAAAAAATCGCTTTCTATTAGCCTTATAATTTTTTTAATTCTTTAACGCATCTTTTACTAATTTTTTTCAATAAAATAATCTAAATCCCAATAAAAAAGACTGCAATTAAGCAGCCTTTTTTTAAAAAACTCTTGAAGCATTCTATGCAATTGCTGAATCCATTTTTCGTTGGAAACGTTCAGCATCAGCACGAGAAACTGAAACAAATTTACCTGTAGGTCTCATTGATTTAACAGCACTACGATGCATTTTCGCTAATTTAATTTCCATTGATTTTCGCCATTCTGGCAATGTCAAACCAGCTTCTTTTGCTCGTTTCGCCTGTAACTCAAGAGGCATATTTAATATTACTTTATTCATTATCATCCTCCTCAAGATAGAACCAAATATGACCTTTTTCAATAGATTCATCTATTGTCGAATCTACTATGTTTAATACTTTAAACGAAGTGGAATTTTTAAACAAGACTTCATCTTCTGTATCGGAATTCTCACTAATCCATGCAATATGTTTTCCTGTTTTGGATTGAATAATTAGTTTAATTTTTCTTTGAGAATATAGATCATATCCAACATTAGCCGCTAAAAAACCTTCGAAAGTATAGGTCTCATATTTTAACATTGATTCAAGAATTTTTTGAGGTAAATGTTGTCGAGAAAAAACAACTTCTTCTGTGAGATTCGGTAATTTATCTAATGCCTGACGTAAAAGAGATACACCTTTTAATTCAATTAAAATTTGTTCTTTAGAGTAAGGATTAGATTGATGTAATACACCATTAATTCCCCAAATCCTGATCCTGACCAATAACGAATTGCAATTTGTTCTGGTAAAGTTAGACCATATTCTTCTGCCTTTTTAACAATCTCATCGGAGCTTAAAAGATCGTTTTTTAGAATACTTAATTCTCTGCTGCTTATCCATTCTTCTACAATTAATTCCTGTTCTTCCAATGAAAGTGGATGATCACTTCCTAAATATTTCGACACTATGTTATTCCACATCATAGACTTATCTGATGTTGATTCTACTACATCAGTCTTAGCAGATAATTTATTTTCTTCGAAAATATTCACGCTTGTATCACTAGAAATTGATACGATTTCACTAATTGACTTTCCCAATTCGGATTGACCAACCCCCGTATTAGAACTTATACCAAGTTGCTGTTTGGCTAGTTCAATTTTTTCCAAAAGTTGGTCCCGTTGCGCCGTTTGTTTTGCTATATCTTCATCAAGCTTTTGCTCTTGTTCTTGAACTTCTTTAACCTTTTGATCTACTGAAATACGGCGTGGAGGTAGATGCACTTTTTCGCGTTTGTTTTGGTCTTGAATTCTAGATTGTGCTTCACGAATAAGCTTTGCTACACCATTTACGGCATTATCAAAAGTAGGCTTATAGTCATCACTAAAATCGCCAGACAATACGACAACTTTATCGTTAATTTCTGCTTTTATTACATCCGCGACAGCACGTATATAAAGAGTAAGAGTTGCACCGCCAGAAAAGAAAAAAGTAACTGGTAAAACACTGACACCAGCAACACGTTTAATTTTGCGAAATTCTGGTGTAACAATGGTTTGGCCCGTAGCTTTTTCTAATGCCGATTGGATCTTTTTAATATATGGAGTAGTAGCTGTAACAGCTGCAAGATTAAGAGTGCCCATGAAAAATAACCTCATATCAATGAGGCTATTTTGATATTGCTAAAACTTAAAAAATGATAAAGGTTCCATCCAAGTTTCAAAGCATTGCACTTAGTTAAAAATATACTACACATATCATCTAATTAAATGATACAACTGAATGATAGGCCACAAAGAATGGCTGAAACATCATTAATTTATTTACACGGAATTTTTAAATGTATTTTGTTTATGAAGGTCAAAAGATCACCCTTGACCCAAATAAGATTCAAAAGTTTGGCAATGATTTAGTTTATTCAGACACGCTACTGTGCAATACAAATGAATTAATTGTTAGTAAACATAATGGTCAAGAAATTTCAATTTCTACTAAAAAATTTACCCCATTTTTCAATGCTACTTTTCCTCAAATGAATGTTCAAATCCAGTGGTTGAATATTCAAAAGACTGCTGAGTTAAACACGCTAATCGATATAGATAATTCCCTAGTTAATAACAAAAACGATAAGATTCCATTGACACTAGCTCAGCAGAAAGTTCTCAATGTAAAAAACCCTAAAACTTTTGATTCTCGATATGAAAGAGAATTAATTATTAAAAATCTCTCTAAAGCAATTCTAGATTTTGTGAAATGAAATAAAAAAGCCAACTTGATAGTTGGCTTTTTTCATTGGAGGTTTTTTAAAACGATTTACAGACAACCTGGTTCGTTACCTGATCTACACTCTTGCATATCTTGTAGTTCTTTAATTCTATTTTCTGTCTTTTCCACTAAACATGCATTATGAACAAATGGATATAAAGAGCCCTTTAAAACAGGTGAAGATTGAAATTGGCAATCTTTTTCTTTGTATTGAATCCAAGCTCTTTGAGCCTCTTTTAATTGAAGTTTCTCTGTTGGGTTAAGCTCTTTCATATAATTTGCATAAACGGAATTAATTTTCTGATTTGCAGAATTCAAAACATTTGATGAGCAAGTATTTAAAGCCGATTGATTTGGCAAATTTGAGCATTTATCTATACCAGCAAAAGTAACTGAACAAGTAATCGTGCTCATAATTAAAAAAGTAATTCTCATGAATTTATACATCTAATTGCTCCACTCTTAATTTATTTATATCTATCTTTAGTACATGGTAGCCAATTCAAATCATTTCCTGCAGCCTTCTCGTTTTCTGAGCCCCAACACCATCCGCCATTTTTAATATCGACATATAAAGTATCTCTTTCTTCACAACTTTCAATAGTTTTTGGGTCATCACCCGAACCACCACGGCATGAATCATTGAGCTTTTCATATTGGAGAATTTTGTCTTGAATGATTTTAGGAATTTCAGAAGATTGTTTTTTTAAATAATCGTTAATACCTTGTATTGATAGTTCGCCAGCTTGATAAAAATGAACATATATAATTGGTAACTCTTCAATTTGGTTAGTTTTTGGGTTTGTATAAGTAAAAACGTCTGACGGCGCAACAGTGCCCTTAAATGCAATTATGTCGCCTTCTATAACCCTTGCTTGTACATTTGGATCAAAAACTAAAACAACTAAATTACCATCAAAATTAGCTTTATTTGCCAGTACCCCATATAAACCAGCTTTTTGATTTATTAATGGCCTTGAGGATGCCAAAGCCAAAGTATGATTATCAACCTTCTGAATTGATTCGATACTCGCTGCACCTATTAATTTTGTACCTACATCATAATCATGAAATCTAATTCCTCTATAGGTTTTGTCGTCATTTATTAAAATACTTTGATTCAAAAAATCAGATTCATTTAAAGATGTAAAATCGTAAGTTGCTTCCGCTTTAACGGGTTCTTGCATTGCTGAGTTAGATCCTTCAGCTGGTTGCTCATTATTTTTATTACAACCAGCTAATGCAAGCATAGTAATTAATACCGTTAAATTTAAAGCTCTAAGAGTCATTAATAAACTAACCTTCTAAGTTTCCCATTCCTATCCCACCAGTTAAAGCATGTGCTAGGAATCTATCATTTACATTCTGACCGATATTACCATTATTACCATTAACAACAACGACTTCCTGAGGATTTGGAGTATTAAGTGGCTGTTTAAAAGCTGGTACTTTTGTTATAGGAGTACTTTTTAGACTAGTACCACTTGAGCTAAGATCCCTTTTTGAAGTTGGTATATGTGGAGTTTGAGAGCTTAAAACGCCTGAGAGTTTTCTACTTGTTTGGTTATAGATATTTCCTTGCTTTGGCTCAATGCCAGAAGCACTCTTCACTGTTTTAGCTTCTACATCTTTTAATGTTTTAGAGTTATCTTGCTTATCTGTAAGTAGAGATCTTTTGCCTGCATCAACATGGATATTTTGTGCCATTGCTGAACGTTTCATAGCTTCAGCTTCAACTGCTGCAGGTCGTTCATAATATCGGGAGACAATAGCACCGGCTTGATTAGCGGATTTAGATTGTCTTAACTTTTTACCTGCAGATGATTCATTGTTATTTAATTCCCAGTTCACAAAAGCTAATTGTTCTTGATATGAGGATTGACGAATATCTTTACCAAACTTTTGTTTAAATTTTGCTTGTCTATCAGGATGCCATTGACCAATTCCAAAAGCTTTACCATTATCACCAATAGCAGTATGTTTAAAGCCACTTTCTGCTTCAAGATTCGCAACAATTCCAGCAGCTTGCTCTGGTGTCCAATTTCCTCCTTCCTTGCTTGTAAAAAACTTTAATGCCTCATCTCTAGAAGCTGATCGATTAACTGGTTGTGCAATTGTAGCGCCATATTGAGCTACACCAGCATTTGCTCCAAAACCCGGCTTATAAACTCCTTGCCCAATGCCCCATGTGGGAACGCCGTCATGAAATGGATTAAAACGATTAAATTTATCCTTAATGAAATCTAAGGTATCACTAGCCGTATCTTTAACACCATCTACAACTTTTGATGCTGTACCTTTTGTCAGTTCAAAAGCATTGGTTGCATAGTTAACAAACCCTTTCCAAGCAGTATTAATAATACCTGGTAGATCTGCAGCAATTAATGAATCTGTCCACTCTTTGAAAAACGGCGCAACTACGGTACCTAGCTTATTCCCAATCCAAGAACCAGCCATACCACCAATTAATGTTCCAACTGGACCAAATAAAGACCCGACAGTACCACCAATTACTCCACCCGCAAGACTACCAACAGTACCGCCTTTTTCTTGTGTACTTTGTTCATTCCAATCTAATAATGATGCACCAGCAGCTAGTGCACCTATGACTGGTAAACCACGGCCAAACTTGAGGACTTTTCCAAGACCCTTCCCTAATTTCCCAATACCTTTTCTACCTTTGCCCAGTACTCCACCTAACAGCCCACTGCCAGCAGTTAAGACGGTAGTAAGTAGTTTCCCTAGAGAACCAAGCAAACCACCTTTAGACGCTAAATTATCAGCAATACGCTGCAATAGCTTTATTTGCTTGCGATTATGATTTTCTTGTTCCCGCGGTAAAGGTTCATTCCGTTTTCTACTACGCATGAATCCTGTTAATGGTCGCATAGCTAGTCCTGCAGCACGGCGAACTGGTGTAAGTAAGTGTCCGACTTCATTGATTGCATCAACTGTAGGATCTACACCTTGTGGTGAGTTCGGCATTACCCCTTTAATCGCCGTAGATATCGTTTGGGCAACTTTACGAATCGATGATTGGTTTTGGGGTTCATTTGGATTAGATACAAAACGGCCCTTTTCATCACGCTCAGGAACAGTAGGATTTACAATTTTTGATAAGTCTTCATGACTATTAATTTCTATAGCTGGCTTTCGTCCTTTAGCTTTGTTGATTTGTTTTTTATCTACTGTAGTAAGGTCAATAACTGATTGGTCCAAAACATCAGCAAAGTCTTTGACTATCTTGTCTGCTACAACAAAAGACTGTGTAACAGGATTTGCTTTTCCTTTTAATAAATCTTCAAATTCTAAAGGTGGTCTATTATTGATAGCATTAAGCATCTTTTGAAATTCAGTCAGTTTTGGCTGAGGCTTAGCAAACTGTGCTTTTTGCTCTTCAAAGCTTTGAGTAAGAATTTCGATAATCTTTTCAATATTCGAATCAATCGTACTTACTTTTTTTTCAACTCGTTTCATACCAATAATGAAGCCAAGCTCATCATAAGATAAAACTGGATTATTGTGATTTGAATCTGTCATTACAAAAAATGCCCCATATTGATATAGGGCATTATGTTTAGTTTAACTTTTAAAATTATTTCTTAGTTCCAATCCTATTCATCAATAAACAATATGAAGTACATATTTTTCATTGTCTCTTGAATCTAGGCTTACTTTATAACCCAAGTTTACTAACTCACTTTCAACTTTTTGAATAGTATCTAAAGAAGTGCGAGTTTTCAGTGAAGGATAGTAAACTTCACGCTCTCCTAATTTAGCAAGGTTCTCAATATGTCGGTTAATTTCTTCAAGTAAATAACTTGAAGTAAAAGGTTGAGATGCTTCTGCAATTTTTGCAGCTTCAGCAGCAGTAATGAATGTCATTATATGACCTCCAAAAAAGTTAAGGTACTTTCTAATATAGTCATGTGCTGGTTATTTCATTGGAAAATTTAATAAAAATTTGAACTAAGTGATTGCATTTTAGGCAGGAATCTACTTAAAAGAAACTCTAACTATATACCAGTTGAATTTTAACTTTGTTCTTGCTCTTCTGTATCAACTTCACCAGCTTCAATTAGCGCCAACTTACGCTTAAATGCTTCCTCTTTTTTCTTCTTCATATTAGCCTTAGCTATTGCCATACGCTCCTCAGCACCGGAAATAACAGAACTGCGGCGCGCTTGAACTTCTGACTGGTCTTTAAGATCATCTACATCTAAGCCCCAGAACATTGCCTCAGTACGAGCAATGTTAGAAATACTAATACTTTGCTTTACGTTTAAATCTACAACCTGACTGATTAAACCCATTTTAAACTTCACCAGCGCTAATTCATCTTCAGTAGGATTATTTAGATTAAGGACTTCATCTCTAATGTGAATAACACTATCGATAGTATCTGTAATTAACTCACCCAGCTTATGAGCTCTTATACGGTTATTTTTGACAACCAAAGCTGACTTTAGATAGTTCTCATTGACTGTAGAACGCCCGCCGTTGTTATGACCATTATTTTTAGAGTTTTGACTATTAAATTCAGCAATATTTGACGTTATTTTGACAGAATTTTGACTATCACTTTTTTCCGATTTATCAGTAGTTTGTGTATTTTCTTGACCATTGTTTTTTTTGGTCAATTTTTTAATCTCTTTATTGAGCTCTTGGGCTGTCTTTTTGACTAGAGATTTAGCTTTCTTCTTCCATTTCTCTGCAAGTGCTTTACGGCGCACAACGGATGGCGAAGGCATCTCACAACCGAGTTCTTCGCCAACATGATCTACTAAAGCTTGCCATGTAATCTTAGGTGAAGATTCATAGACTTCCTTTAGCCGGTTCCAAATTTCTTCCGAGTATTCAATCTTGCGAGCCATTAAAGTCTATCCCTTATTCAGTAAATAGACCTATTTGTTTTACTTCAGCTATAGCTTGTTGCTGTAAAGAAGCCTTGCTAAAACGTTTTTTATTTTGGATAAGATCAATTAGAGCTTTTTGCTGTAAATCGTTCTCTTCACGTTGGAAAACATCATCGATAGCCATTTCTAAGTTACGGATTTGTTTCGCACGATTTTGTTCACACTCACGCACTATACGCATAAGGGTGTGAAGTTCTGGTAAAACCTTTTCTTGAATAGACTGATCTTGCGATAAACATTCTTGAATAAGCCCTTTTGAGGCTTCAAGTAACTCAACCGTTAAGGCTTTAGGGAAAGAAGTAATATGCTGTGCCGCTGCCATACTCAATTGAAATGCCATGGCTTGAGTATATTCACTCATCATTTCACCAAGACTGTTAAATAGAATTCCAGCCACAGAAGTTGTTTTGTCTAGTTCTGGTTCAATAGTAAAGCCAAGAATCCAGTCTGCTGAAACACCGTATTTTTGACAAAGTACTGAAAGTAATTCTGCATCCGGCATTAACTTACCATTTTCGATTTCACTCATCCGGTTTTTATGTGGTGTACCGAATATCTCTAGTGCTACGTCTTCTTGACGTAATTGAGACATGTCACGCGCCATTGCAAGTTTTCTTCCGATAAGTACTCGACGTTGCAAATCGCTCTTTTTCGCCATTTAAGTGCTTCTCCCAGCTAACCAATCAAAATCAACAGTTTTTGACAACCAATCAGTTTCATCAGTAAAAACACACGAAAGCCAGACACAACCGTCTTCACACGGTTCTGCCAGCTTAATTTGTTCACTTATGAAAATATTGTCGTCTTTGAATAACAAGCAATCACCTTTGACACTATCAATAATAAGTTTGGGATAGTTATCAATATCAAATCGTGGATATGTCTTAGCGCTGTAAGAACGAGTTTTAAGTGGTGGTTGAACAATTAATCGTATTTCACAAAGTTGATCGATAGCTTTAAACTTAAGTGCTCTAAACATAGGTCCATATTGTTTTTGAACCTTGTCCTTATACTTTTTAGCACCTACTGAAAGACTATTTCTTTGCTTTCCGTTCTGATCAATTGTAGCCCGCCAAATCTCGTTAGCGCTTAATCCATAAGGCAATTTAATTGTGATGTATTGCTTACCAGAAATGATAACACCGCCTGTGCTTCCCCTATATATAGTATTTTCACCGTTTTCACCTTCATTATCTTTTTCTATATGGCACGGAAAAAATACGTGTTTAGATGAGCTAGTTTTTTGCTTTTTAACTTTGTCATTACCTGATGAAACGCTGAAATCCTTAAAGAGTTCCTGTCTATTATTATTAGAGAAAAATTCACTCCACTGACGGCGACTTTTATTATTGGGCATTATTTTGCCCCAACTGTACAAGCAAAAAATACATAATTAAAGTTCCGTAATCTTAGAAGAACTTTAATTATGATTTTAAGAAAATAAACTAATTTTGTTTGGTTCCATTAATTATTTAGTAGAAAAGAAGTAGATGCGCTAAAGAAGTGGTTATGACATTGATATACAACCTGAGTATTGTAACCTCTCAAAGCTTCTATATTATTTTTACTTACTACCAATTCAATTCTTGGTGGAAGAAGGCTCATTACATCAATCGTTAAGTTTCGATCATCAATTACAGGAGCCATTTCTGGGCAGAATAATTTAATATTCTCCAAAGTATTCTCAAAAATCATAAAACTTAGAAATGTATTTTTATTGAGATTAAATGCAAAGCAAAAAAAATTATTTGGCAATGCTGGACCATAATCAACAAAACTACGATCAGAGAGTAAGCAAATTTCTTGATCATATGTATGAATACCAACATAAATTCTTTTTTTATCAATGTCTAAAATTGCATCAATAATTTCCTCTCCTAAATATCCTGTAGGCATTTTTACGGAAAAAAAATTAAATATCATCTTTAACCATTGAATATATTTATCTTCGGTTATGTTTAACTGAGCTAATACATCAGGGCTAACATGTATATTTTCCTTTTTTATTTTTCGAAATTCTCTTAATGCATGTGTATCTGTAGGACTAACCGTTGACAATGAACCAAAGATATTAAGGCACTTTTCAATGCTGAATGGGTTTCTTATAAAATTCATCATCTTACAAAAAATTAAATCTTTAATTTCTTCAATTGTTATTGCCTCATTTTTATCAATTTTATTTAAAATTTTATTTGTAAAAACTTCAATGTTAACTTCATACTTTCTAAAATAAGCTTCGAAATTATTTCTAGTTCTATCGGAAAAAACATCAAAAGTATATAAATCATTAAAGCTTAAGTTATTTTCAATTTTAACTCCTAAAGGGTTTACTAAATTAAAAGTTAGTTCTTCCCTATCATCAATTTTAAACTTATAAATTCTTCTTCTCTCTCTTGGCAAAGTTGGATCAATACAATTTAACTTTTGCTCTACTTGAGAAATAAAATGTTGATTTCTAGTTTCATTATTAAACATATGATTACCCCAAAAACTTTTAAATTTAAGTGAACAATGTTAGCAGAAAAAAAAGTCCGCACCTTGGGGAAAGTACGGACTATAAAACTTAAATAAACGTAAACCGATAAACAGTTCACATAATTTAATATATAAATCGTTTTTTATCAATATATATATTTATTAAGCTTGATGCCTAATCATCTTTTCAACGATTTTGCAGGCTTCATGAAAATCAATATCGTTACTAATCCAGAATCTATGAGTTTTATCACCCAGTATAAAACTCTGGGTGAAATACTCTGACTTTTTCTCAGGATCTATATCGGCTGCTTTAAATGAATAAACATCCTTCTCAACAACTTGTCCATTAAGATCGCCACCAATACATATTTTCATAAAATAAGCCAAGAGAGTTAAAAGCCGATGGTTCACTTTACCCCTTTTCTATCACTTCTGGGGATTCTTTTATTATTCTCGCACCAGTAAATAGAGATTCCCTAATTTGTCGGTGGGTTAGTATCTCTACATAAGGAATGTAAACTTCATTACTTCCGATATCTAAAAATCCTTTATCTGTTAAATTTGAAAGTTTCAAATTACTAAAATATATTTCTACCAGATACCCTTCAAATGCCAATGTAGACTTAAAACCATTTGCGAATACTTCTTTAAAAGGTGCAATAATTATTTGCTTTAATGAAATTTCATTAAATTTGTGTGTTGAATCTCTAAATAATCTAATTCTAACCTTAATTAGATCTGGAACTATTTTTAACTTATCATTAATAATCTCTTTTAGAACATTTTCGAGTACGGGTTCATTTATACAGTCAGCAAAAGCATGATGTTCTGAATGCATTGCTCTCCAGTAAATTGAAAGAATAAAAACTGCAATTTTTTCTGCATCTATATTTTTATATTTTATTCCATCTGGACCTTTTATTACTTCAACTTCATTTCTTTTTTCTCTAAGGCATGCAACCGAATAATTTTCATATTTTTCATTAAAAAATCGCTCACATGTACTACATAGCAATCGTGTAAACCAAGTGTCATTTGTAGTGTCAACTTGTTCTTTTTGGAGTTCAAATTGATAAGCAACATTCTTTTCAGAATCACGTAGTATGTGACTAAAAAAAGTTCTCCCTATTACATGAGAGCGCTGTAACTCTTTTTTTTCTCCACAAAGTTTACAAATTTCTAAAGTCATTTAATTCACTGTTATAAAAAAGCCCATCAATTGATGAGCTTAACTTGTTATTTAATTTAAAACTATAACTTACATACTATCGTTGAGTATGCCAGATTCTTTCACCAGTAGTTTCAGATTGACCAAAACCACATAATAAACATGCAACATCGTACCCGTGTACACATGACTTATTAATAGGTTTTACATCTGAAGCTGGACAACCAAAATAACCACCTTTATCGAGTCTTCCAATTAGAAAATCATTGTCTTCATCGACCCTATCAATCTGGCCTTCACCAATAATATGTGTTCCATCAGTTTCCATTCGATTACATGATTTGAAATCTACATAGACTCTATCACCAATTTTGTATTTCATTGGCAGAACTCCACTTTCATTCCGTCAAACTCTTGCTCAATTACAGACATTCCACGTGTAATAGCTGCTTGAGAAGGTAATTTCTTAAAGTCAATTACATTAACCGCATGACAGCTTTTACACATAAACTTGTTTTTCTTTTCAAGCTTTGATTGAATTACCCTTACCTCAGCTAACATTCTGTTATTACGATCTGTAACTTGGTTAAGTTGTCTTAGGTATTTAGCTATCCAAAGAACAGGGTTTAATTTTGTTTTGCAATCAATGCAAAGTACTTCGCTCTCTTCTTCCGAAATTTGAATATGTTTATGATCACATTCAATTAATTCACGTTTTCTAGTGAACTTAATAATTTGCTGCTCTTCATCAATTTGAATTAACTGCTTATCTTGAAAACGATTCATGCCGCAGTTCCCTTTTCATGACTTGAGCGTTTTTGATATTTACCCTTAGATAAATTCGGACGATAGGTACTGTCATAACATCCTTTACAAGCTGAATCTGGACGATGTACAACTGATCCATCTTTAAGCTTTGCTTTAACCATGAACCAAAATTCAGAATCAACGGGCCAATATTCTTGACAATGTTTGCAAAGCTTCTCTTTCCCTAGGTCTGTGTAGATATATCTAGGTTTTGCAGCTTGCGCTTGTTGTTCTTTTGGAGCAACAGACTCCGAACTTTTGAAAGTACTTGTCTCCCTAGAGTTGCTTTGCAACATCGCAAAAATACTTCTTTGTTGGCGCTGGCGTTGTTTTAATCTTCTCATCATGCCGCGCCCTCATAACCAAATGATCTGCCGTTACCAATGAGTTGGTCAGCAATCCAAAGCTTGCGTAATTGCTCCTCGGCTATACCCTTATTTATCCATTCAGCTACAATCAAGAACTCTTGATAGGTATCAACGCTCTTAAAACTGGCTGATGTAGTTACATAGACTTCAAGACGATCTATTCCAAAACCATCTGGAATTTTTTTGTTATGTTCTAAGGCTCTCAAAATCTCATCATTTAAGCCTTTCCAGCCTTTGACACGTATGCCACCACGTAAATCAACATAACAATCCTTTTTACCAGACCAAAACTCAAAGTAATTCATCTTTGGAGCTGTAAGAGGTTGATTTACAATTATTGAACCTTCATAGATATCGGTTCTATCAGACATCGTAATAGTGAGCTCAACATTCCATTGTTCACATTCATTAACATGCTCAAGCACTTGAACAATTGCCAAATCCTGATAATCATATGCAGCGATACAGAAGTGATATGGAATTGATAAACGATTAGGGAAGCGCTCTAGTAAAGCTGCCTCTTCGATATTTTTATTTTCAATAAACTCCCGAATATCTTTCGAAACAAAACGCATGCTGAACTCATATTCTTGAGCAGCTTCTCTACGCAATTCAGCCTTTCTCTGATTAGCTTGAACTTGCGCTGGTGTTAGCTTATTTGGATTGTATTTTTTTAACCGTTTTCTGCTGGCTGAATTAGATTTCATTTTCACCCCCCCCTTAGCTTTTAACTTTTCAGCAACTAACTGATCCGCAACTTTCTTCACATACTTCCATGTGAAATATTGATCAATTTCAGACTTACCTTGATAAACCCGTTCAAGTTGAAAAGCTGTAATCGCATACCCGATCTCAAATGCCAGTAATTGCCAGTCTTCTTTAAATACCTGAGCAAACCTATCTAAACCTTGTTTTTGTGCCTGAATACGCAATTGACGCTCATCTGGACCACGTTTTATTTCAGACTTCGGCTTCGTTTTTACAAAACCTGATGAAATGGCCCAAGTAACACAAATTTCACAGCGGCAACCCATACGTTTATACGTTGATGCTGTACCATGAGTAACTGCAATAATTTCAACTTCATCAGAGGTAATTTTTTTAATTTTATTACCTGGTTTTTTTAACCATTTTTTAACTGCTTTTTCTAAAGCTTTACGCTCTTTTGATTTAGCTGCAACGTTTGAGTAAGCAACTAATGCGTATTCCGATTTTTTCATATCAACAAATGCGTTCACTGTGCTTTACCTCCACCTATACGAGCATCATCCCAATCACATTCCACAATATCTAAGCCATCATGCTGAAATCTTGACCATAGTCGGTCCCCAAGATCTTCGCGGACCTCAGAAAGACTTAGGTTCGAAATCACTACTGTTGGCTTCAACTCGTCATAACGAGTGAGTAGAACCTTATGAACACTCTCAAGCAGTTGAGGACGTTTTTCAGCACGGTCATGTAAACCGTATTCGTCAATAATTAATAAATCCTTATTCACATAGCGTTTTAGCGCTTCATCTTCACTATCACCGCTACGGCGATAGGCACCAACGATATCTTCAGCTAGATCTGCAGACGTTATGTAGATTGCTTCCGAATTTTTGATGATGATATTTTTTAGGATTGATGAACCTAAATGGGTTTTACCCGTACCAGTGCGACCAACAAGTAGTAAATTTCTGAAAACTCCTGAATTGAAATCCATAGTGAATTTTTCACAGGTTTTACGCGCTTCGTCTTGCCCTTTATGAGTTACTGCATAGTTACTAAAGCCACTTTTCACATGTCTCTTAGGAATACCAGCACGTGCCATTTTCAAATTTAAAATACGGGTGTTCTTATCACTTTCATATTTTTCATTTGACTGCTGCATGATTTTTTCAACACATGACTGGCAAACGATTCGACCATGTACATTGATCATGTGTTCTTTGTGGATCTTACAAATCTGGTTTGTAGGGTAAATTTTATATTCCAATTTCTGAGGCATTGCGTTCATATCAATTCACCCTCTACTTCTGTGTGAGCTACTGGCTCATATTGTTTTGGTGCTCCCCATTGATCATTTACGTTGCGTGGTAATGATTGGTGATTTTGCTGTTGACCAGTAGTCATATCGGGATTTTCGTTTTGGTACCAAGAAGCCTTGAATGCTCCCCATGGATTTTGTCTTTTCAAACAATATTCGACGGCTTGCTGAAGAGTGATTCCTGCTTTAAGGGCTTCATTCAAAAGTGCGTCAAAAGCGTTTTCGGTGTTTTGAGCTTTCTTCGCTTTACGAACTTGTAAGAACTCAGCAGCGTCTTTCTCAGGTACACCATTTTTTTTCAAAGCACTCTTGAAACTAAATTTTGCTTGAGTCGATGAATCAACTTCGCCAACGGCGGAGTTATTATTTCCTTCTGGATTAAAGGATTCAGGATTCAGTGAATCAGGATTCAGATTAAAGGATTCAGGATTCAGGGCGTTTTGGTCTGAGATAGAAACAGTTTTAGAACCGTTATCTAACTGTTCTTGTTTATTCTCAATACTGTTTGATTGGTTCAATTCGTTATCTTGATAACTGTTTTCACCAGCAGAATTACTATTTTGAGGGGCAAATGGACCTGTTTTATCGTAAAAATGCTTCAAATCAGTCTTATTTAACTGAATTGGCTTTCCTACAATCGTTTTGTTTTTCGGGTTACGATAGTACGCTGTATAGATACCATTACGGTTTGGTAGTTCACTATCTTTCTCTAGGCCGTGTGGGTTTTGGTGCTTAACAAAATTAATAATTTGGATAACATCAATACCATCCGCGTTGTATAACTCGATAAAACCGAACTTAGAAATGTTCTCTAACTGTTCTGCAACGTTTATATCGTCTGCAGGAAATAAAGACATTTTGATTTTCTTAGGTCGATTTTCTAACCGACCTTCACGGTCTGCTAGTATCCATAGCCCGATAAATAACAAACGAGCTTCAAAAGGTAATTCAATAATGTCTTCATTCATAAAGAATGATGGCTTAATATTTCTAGATCTTGCCATTTCTTAAGCTGCCTCATGATATTTTGTGAAAATGGGATTAAATGTCATTAATAAGGAAGGCGTTTTCAAACAATTAGACATGGCTAACCTCCTCTAAAGGCAGTTCCATATTTGATTGCTCTTGAATCTGAGACAGTCTTTCTTTTTGCAAATGCTCGTATGCGGGATTTAATTCACAGCCTAAATATTTTCTTCGTAACTTCTTTGCTACAGCAGCTGTAGTACCGCTACCCATAAAAGGGTCAAAGACAACGTCATTAACTCGAGATCCTGCAAGAATGCATGGCTCAATTAAATCCATTGGGAACGTAGCGAAATGTGCGCCTTTATATGGCTTAGTCGAGACTTGCCATACAGAACGCTTATTTCTTGTAAGTAGGTCATAATTACTTTCTTGGCGATCTGCTCGATGAGTACCCATACTTTGATTATGATGAGCAACAGCTCTCTTGCTATTTGAGCGTTTAAAACTGTCTCGTGAAGATCTCGAGTAAACAGCTTTCATTGGACCGTTATGCTTATTAACAACACGGTCACTACCTTGCTGGTCATCAAGGTTTTGAGAAAGTCTTTTGATAGAGCTTTCTGCAACTGGCTCTTTGATAGCTACATGGTCAAAGTAATATCTTCGAGATTTGCTGAATAAGAAAATGTACTCATGTGCTTTAGTACAACGGTCTGTAATACTTTCAGGCATAGGATTTGGTTTATGCCAAATAATATCTTGGCGTAAATACCATCCATCAGCTTGAAGGGCAAAAGCTACTTTCCATGGAATACCAATCAAATCTTTTGGTTTTAAATTTGATTGAGCTGCATTTTGCTTAGGTAAAATTAACCCTTTCGTTTTTGGGTTCTTGCCATCGTTTAGTCCAGTGCGAGTCATACCTCTGCCAGAACCTGCATAACTATCCCCAAGATTCAACCAAAGGGTTCCATCTTCATGCAGAAGTTCACGTACTAAGCGAAATACTTCGACCATGTTTTGAACGTACTCGTCAACTGTACTTTCTAAACCTAATTGGCCATCAACACCATAGTCCCTTAAACCAAAATATGGGGGTGAAGTAACACAAGTTTGAGCTTTCAAACCCTCTTGAATCATTTGTGCCATCAAAGTACGGCAATCACCAAATAAGATCTTATTCATGCTGCTCCCTCCACCTTTGCAACGCGATTAAAGAAGGGATCATTTGCGCGAGCAATTGCAGCCATAGGCAAAGGTGAAACACTATTACCACACATATGCACTTGGTCTTTTTTACTCAAAGGCTTGTTATCAAGTCCTCTATCAATAATGTAAGTTTCAGGAAATCCTTGCCCTCTATATAGTTCTCTTGGAAATAGCATTCGCATACGTATATCGACAATTACCCAAGGCTCACCTTTAACCCAAACGGTCACTAAAGCTAAGCGGTCTTTAGTGGTTAGTGTGTCCATTGGCGCTGTAATATCACGCGCATCCCCATTGCCATAAAAATTAATGAGGAAAGCTGCTACTTTTAAAGCTCCGTCTAAGTTTTCTTTACTTAAAACTGTAGAAACAAGCTGTTGCTGGCTACCAGTATTCGTGATGGTTGATAAAGGTTCTCGAAGAGATCTTCCATCAGACTCGCAAAAGCCACCATTTGCCTGCATCATGTAAGCGGCAACTAAACCATGATGCCCACCCTTCACTTGAGCACAGATTGTTGTTAGTGGCTCTTCAATTGACCAATTACGCTGATGTGATGAGTTAGCAAATTCAGTTAAAAACGGCGCTAAAATAGGACTTATTAATGAGCTATGACCGCCAAATGAAGAAGTCACTGTTGCTAAAGGTTCTTCAATACTATGACCAATTGACGTACCAAAATCACGCCCAATAAATGGTACAGCTGAATTCACAAAGAAAGGCTTTTTAGATTCGATTACATACTTTTGTAAACCACGTGCAATACGTTTTAAGGTTGCATCTGCAAGAGGTTTAGATCTTTCAAAAATTGAGTTACCTAGGTCAGAGAAATCTATGCATTCAGCAGCTGAACGCCATTTTTCCTGACCACGTTTTGCCTTTTTAAAATGAGTTGCATCAGTCCACACAATAGGTTGACCATCACATCTTGCAATCAAGAAAAGCCTTTCTCTAGTAGTAGGTGCCCCAAAGTCTGCAGCAATAATGCGTTTATTCCATTCAACGACATAACCTAATTTTTCGAGGCTACGAACAAAGTGACGCCAAGTTTTTCCTTTCTTCTTAGGGTTAGGAATTAAAAATTGATTATTTCTAGGAACACGCTCACCGGGCTCAGCAACTCGGTTAACTAATTTTCCTTTAACTTCAACTTTATCTAAAGTGATTACCCGTCCAGTCGCTTTATCACGTTTAGCTATTAAAGGCCCCCAATTGAGGATTTGCTTAACGTTTTCGAGGGTGATTACATCTGGCTTCGTTTTCCCAGCAAATTTAATAACTACCCACGATAAATCTCTTATTTCTTTCTTACGCGGTTGACCACCAGCAGCTTGAGAGTGATGAGTGCAATCAGGGCTTGCGTGAAACCAACCTACTTGATAGCCGTCACAAATCTCAACTGGGTCAACTGCGAAAACATCCTGAACATAATGGATTGTATGAGGATGATTTGCTGCATGCATTGCAACAGCTTTAGGATTATGATTTACAGCTACATAGACCGGACGATTAAGCCCCATTTCTAGACCAGTACTGGCTCCGCCTCCACCAGCAAAGAAATCAACAATAATTTTTTCACTAAAGTTAAGAGCAAATTGAGTTTTGAATGCTTTGGATGTTTTTTCAAATGACTTTGGTAAAGCTTGATTCACGCAACACCCCCAATTAATTTCTTAAATTCAGAAATCACATCTACCAGCATTTTTTCGAGGTATACGTAATCAGGATTTAATTTGGATGGCCCACTTTCCCAAAGCCAGTCTTCGCCAAACAGTTCACACATGATTGATCGGTCTTTAAAAGTGAGCTGGTCAAAGAAATTTGAAAAACATTCGAATTCAATTTCTTTAAGGTGTTCATAAAAATTTCTAAGGTCTTTTTTGGAAATTGCGCCACTTGATCGACCATCTTTTAATTCAGATAGCTTATTGATAGCTATGTATTCAATTACTTCATTTCCATCCTCAACATCTACCCACTTTTCAACTTTAGGAAAAAGTTTATTAAGTAAATAAGGAGAATGGCATTGGGCAATGAACTCTTTAAAAGTTGGTTGACCAACATGAGAAAAGAAAGCAGAACCGGTAAAACTACTTAAAACGACTGTTAGACGTCCACCGCCAGCACTATATAAATTATTAGGATCAACATAAGCTAAAGCCCAGTCTGATTTATATTCACCTATTTTTTGAAAGACGAACTTTTCCATTAAAAGTTCCCCATTGAAAAAATTAGAACATTCTTAACCTTGAACTCAATCACCCAAACCCATGGGTTTTCTTTCCAAGATTCTTTACCTTTTATAGATTCCCAATGTCTTTGAAAGCTAAGCACTGGGTTATGAGAACAATAGCTTTGCTTAGTTGAAACACCTTTAGGCTTATCAAAACCTTCAGCCTTAGCATCTTCATCACTGATTTCATGTAATCGCTCAACACGGATATCAACTATTTCAAGCAAAATACGTGATGCTTTACGAGGCATACGAGAAGATGGCTTCCATCTAACTGGATAACCCTTTCCATTACAGTCGTAATAAGCAATTTCATTTGGGTTATCTGCTTTATAGACAAAAGACTTATGAGGTGTTCCACCTAAACTTCGAATTTTCGAGCCATACGTCTCTTGAACAAAAAGCTGGTCACCAATCGCACCAAAAGGACAATATTTCTGAAAGTAAGATGATATTTTTGATTTAGAATCTTCGATCCCAAAGATTTCGCCAAGATGCTCAGCTATTCCAATATTTTTTAGAACCTTATTCTTAATAACTCGACGTGTTTCAGTCTTTGAGCCATTTAAAATAGCCCGAACCATTTCAGTATTAAATAAAATTGGTCGTACAGTCATGCTGCACCTTCCTGAGCTTTATACAAGCTCACTTGTTCAGCATAATTCCAAGCACGTTCACAAATATTGTTAAAAGATGAGCGGCGTTCATCTAACCATTGTCTACGCCATTTATTTTTTTCAGTTGGATCTTTAATTAAGTTGTAAGCTTTGAAAAAAGCTGTCCGGTCAATGTAGGAACCTAATAAAACGCTATTAAAGCTATCTACTAAATCTTGTTTTTCTTCATCTCGCACTTGGATAAGTGATTCTTCAAAATTTGTTCCAAATTTAGAGACAAACCATTCATCATGTCCGCCGAAAAGAAAGAATGGAATATCTAAATCATGTTGTATTCCCTTCGCAGAATATTGACCATTTCCAAGTACACAAGTAACTAAAGCAGCAATTTTTAAATTTGGTGCTTCAAATGTACACTTATCACTTAGGTTTATTAATTCAAAAATCACTGATCTGTACCCACTTCAAAACGAGAATCTAAGAAAGCTTTATTCACAAGCCCCACGTAACGTGACCAGCCAAAGTTTTCTTGCCAAAACCACCAATTGTTCTGATCGTCCCGTTTCCACGGTGTTCCTTCAGAATCTGTATGGTTAGTTCCTAACGGCCAAACCTTTTTAGAAGTCATGAAATCTCCCTTTGTGCAGATAAAGCACGATTGAGAAATTTATCTTCATCGGTTTGAAGTTCTATGTTTTGATGCGGGGCATCTTGTTTGATTAGACAAGTCGAGCACTGATCTTCATTAAAATCAGTGCATTTGCCTGAGCAAGGATGATTTGCTAAATTACTCACGTTCATTTCTTCCAAGGTTTTGAACTGCCATGACCATTTCCTGCGCCAACAGGAAATGGTTTTTTATTTCCAGCTAAGTAGATCCAGCTGGACTGATTTGTCACATGCATTTGAATGCCGTGATTTTTCTGCCCGTAAAGGCACTAATTCAAAAGTATCTGCGGTATACCCGTTTTCTTTTGACCCTATAAAAAGATTTCTGAGAAACTCGTATTCAGTTTCTGCTGCTGAGATTTTTCTTGTGCAAATGTTTTTAATTACATCTAGAGAGCTTTTATTAGCCATCTCACCTTCTACTTCTGAAATTTTTTTCTTACACATAGACCGGATGAGTTTTGATAGAGAGTCACTGCCTTCTAATTTGGCAATCCATTCCATCTTCGCTTTTTCTTCTAAAGATAATTTTGCTGAAGCATTCGCTAAAAGTTTTTCAGCCATAGTTAAGCCTCTTATCCCACAAACAGTAGTAATCAAGCAGATGCTTTTAGAGTTTTGGACTTTGTTTCAACTTCTTCTTTCATCCGTTCATTTGCTACTAAAGTGTCTAAAGCTGCACCTTTGTTATAAGCAACTTCCTTTTGTTCACCTCGACAAATTTTTGAAACAGAGCTCTGAGAAATACCAGTACGTTCGGAGATTTGTTGTTGAGTCAAACCTCGGCTATTTGAAAGGTAAATAACCTTATCTTGAATATTCATGCACATATAAATGCCTCCGTGTTAAGGCATATTTTTATTCACTAATGAATAGTTGTCAATACACCAGTGAATTGTTTCACAAAAAATATTCATTTTTGAATAAAATTAGTTATCCATCTTGGAGTTGGAAGAATGCATCTTCAAAAAAACGTTAAGTACCTGTTAAAGAAGTACAGCACCACCACTACAGGTCTTAGTAAAAAGTCTGGAGTACCACAACCCACACTTTTTCGTTGGGAGAACGGGCAATATAAAGAACCAAAAATTTCCACTGTAGAGAAATTGGCTACATGGGCTGGTTATGATGCAAATACCCTTATCAATAGCGATTTAGAAGTTATTGAAAATCAAAAAATTAATGAAAATGCTGGGTTGCTTGATAACAATGTAAATTTATCAAACAAATTAAAATTAGATGGGGATCAAGTACCTGTTATTTCATGGGTTGCGGCAGGTTCATTTACAGACGTACAAACTGTATTAAAAGATACGGAAGTACTTGAATGGCTCCCTCCAATGAAAAAGGCTGGAAAAAATGGCTATGGCCTTATAGTTACAGGCACTTCAATGTTGCCAAAATTCGAACCAGGTGATCGAATTTATGTAAATCCTGACTTCCCAGTTTTTGATTTAAAAACCAATGATTTAGTTATTGTCTCATGTGCAGGAGACACTCAAGCTACTTTTAAAAGATTAATAATCGAAGAAGGTGAAGAAAAATATTTAGAGCCTCTAAACACTAAATGGCCTGAACAAATAATAAAACTTACAGAAGAATGTAAGTTAGTTGGAAAAGTCGTTGGTATGCACAGAGAATTTTAAGGAAGAAATAATGCCGAAAGTTACTGAAATTCAAGGTGTTAATAGTGTATTAACAACTTTCGCTGAGGAAGTTATAAAAATTCAACCAGAATTAGCTGCTGACATTCTTCTAAACATTAAGAATATCTCTATTGACCATCACCCTTTAGTTGAACAATCATTTATCTTAGATAATTTTGAAAATCATGAATTGGCAGCACTTAAAATAAAAGAAGCTTTACATAGTTTTAATCAGGAATTAACTAGATTAATGGTTATGACAAAGAATCATTTGATTCAAAACTAGAAAAACTTGTATACAAATTAAATGTTTGTTAATCCTTGTTAACACATGTAAATAGAAAGGAAAAACTCAGTTTAACACTGGGTTTTTTTTTATCTAAAATAAATAGATTTGATCATTTTATATACAATTAATTCATTGATGAATAATTTGTTGTTGAATTAATCTATTCATTGATGAATAATAATTTCACCAACACATCTCATGGTGAATAAAAAATGAGTCAATTACGCTCCACCGATTGCGAAGAATTTATCAATGACATCGATGCCGGTGCATTTGCAAAACAACTTGGATATGCAGTTAGTAAGGTTGCCAGTGCAGCTGTCGATACTCAAAAAGTCGGCGAAATTACAATTAAATTAAAGTTCACTAAAGGCGTTGGTCACAACAATGTAACAGTTGAACACAAGCTCATTTCTAATGCCCCTCTCCCAAAAGGAAAGAGTGTAGAAGAACACGGCGATAAAACTCCGATGTATGTAAATACACATGGGGATGTTTCACTTTTTTCAAAACACACTCAGCAGCTTTTTGAAAAAGAAGCTTAATTCTCTCCCCTTTTCATCACAACCAAAGGAAAGACTTTCATGTCTGAAAAAATCGAAATTGAAAAAGTACTAGGTTTAGCAAAACCAGTAATTCAACTTGAACGCGGCCAACTTGTTGCTTTGCATCAAGACTACAGTGTTATTGCTGCAGAAAAATTTATGGATGCGCGATTCCGTCCTCATGGTGAATTTTCAACTCCTACATTTAATGACTTTAAAGATTTTGTTGATGCAGAAGGCGGAAAAAATACACCAATTTTTGTTAATCAAAATGACGTAAAAGCTATTGCAGTTCTTAACTTCCATGGTGATGGACAAACCCAAGGCCATTGTGACTACTTAGCTTCTTTATGTTTAGAATCAACTGTTGTATGGAAAAAGTTGAATCAACTTAAAGACAATAAATTAGATCAACGCAACTTTGCTGTTTTCATTGAAGATTGGGCTCAAGTACTTAATGCATTTGATGAAAATAATAACGTCATTGATATTAAAGATGCCCTTGTTGCAGTACGAAATATGCAAATTGAAGCATCAACTACTAGTAACGCTGAAGTAGAAAACACACGTCAGGTTCAATCTGAAATGGCCCAAATTGCAGCGTCAGCTAAAAAAGGCGTATTACCTGCTTATTTCACCATTCAAGATTCAGCTTACTTAGGTCTTGCAGAACGAGAAATCAAATTACGTTTAATTGTGAATAGCACTGGCAGCACACCTCAGTTTGCCATTCAAATTGTCAAAGAAGAGTTATTACGTAATGAAATTATTGAAGATTTCAAAGAAAAAGTAATTGCTTTACTTCCCGAAAACCCTGTGCGAATTGGGTCATTTAAATCTTAAAAAATAATAAAAGCCCTGAAAACTTTTGACGGCTATCGGGGCTTTTTTCAACCAATACTACGCACACGTCCAGAGGTAATCTCTCATGGATAACAACCAGAACAAAGTTACAGATGAACAAGGCTTAATTAGCGTTACAGAGGCATTGCGAGCTATGGCTTGTGGTCGTCTTGTTCAATGTACAAGTGAAAACTTTCCTAATTGGATGGACTTAGAAATCACAAAAATTAATGCGAAAGACTTTATTGATGAAGATCGCATTAAAAAGAACAGTTTTAAGTACAGATATAAACCTTCGTTAATCTCTGTAAACGCTGAACTAACACATATGAAAAAGCCTCAATGACTTTGGACGGCTATCGAGGCTTCTTCTACCAATACTGTACGTATTAAGGCAAATTATTATGAATCAGAAATATATAAGCAGTCAATCTTCACCATCCACTCCAATCTGTTTTGTTCCTGAACTTAGCGGCAACAAAACAAATAAACCAGCAATTTCTAAACTTTATCATCATCCATCAGCTGAGGATCTCAAGTTCAAAAAAGATAGTAAATTGCCGTATGTCTTACTCTTCCTCGTAGTTAGTGCGATAGCTGTTGCATTTATATATGCATGTGATGCAGAGGCTCAAGTACGTGAGCAAAAAACAAAGCAATGGCAGCAACAATTTAACTCAGATGAACCAGTTGAAGTTCAAGTACGTGTTGTTAAATCAGGTGGTGCCGAATGAACACTAACTACCTTCGTGGTTCTAGACGTTATAACAATAGTCCAAATGGTCAAGCAAACCTTAAATCAACTTTCCGCGAATTCGTAGGAAAGGATGAAGAACGTGGTTTATACAAAGTCCGTCTTGGCTATACAGTTTATGCTGCAAATCACACTTTAACTCGTGTTTATACGATTAATGAAGCTAATGAACTAACTCCAGTTTCACAATATACGTTGAATACAAATGAATGGATTCTACGTAATTTACAAACTGAAATTAAATATCGTAGAAGACATGAGTTAGATCAAATCCTTAGTAAGACGCACATTCCTTCCCCTGATCGTAAAGATTATAAAAAACGTCGTGGTTTTCTTGGTACACGCTAGTTGGGGGTATGTATGTTAGTTATTAAATCTTTTCGTGTGGTTTATGGGACTTGTCCAAGATGTACTAATGATAAATGCACATTAGGTGTAAGTCATTCTGGCTCAGGTTCTCAATGGGAATGTCAAAACTGCGGCTTTTGCTGGCCTAACAGCTAACTGGTGCGTGAGCGATGAAAGCAATTATTTTAGATACTGAAACCAATAAATTAAATGGTTATCCAATCGAAATCGCTTATGCACCTATTGGCATTGAGAATGGTCAATTATTGGTTCAAAAAGATGAGGTTTTTAACCGATTCTACTCTTGTCCTGAACCCATTGATTTAGAAGCTATGGCTGTACACAACATCATCGAAGCAGATATTGAAGGTCAACCAAGTTGTGAAACGTTCCGGTTACCCGAAGGTGTTGAATTCATTGTCGGCCACAATATTGATTACGACATTAAAGCTCTAAATAAATGTGGACCAGCAATAAAGGCAAAGACTATTTGTACTTTAGCTTTAGCAAGGGATGTTTGGCCTGATTTGCGAAGTCATAAATTGGCTGTTCTTTACTATTTCGTGATGAGTAACCGTGAAGAAGCACGTAAGCATTTAAGACATGCACATTCAGCACGGGCGGATATTTATTTTACTGGGATTATCCTTATAGCTCTAATTGAACGACTAGGAATTAAAGACCTTAATTCTTTATACCTTATGTCTGAAGCAGTTCGTTTACCAAAAATTATGTCTTGGGGCAAATACAAAGGAACCCCTCTTAAAGATTTACCGCGCCCGTATATCTCATGGCTACTGAATAAAGAAGACCTTGACCTACATTTGCGTAAAGCGCTTCAAAATATTTAAAGGTTAGAAACTATGAAACCTACTCTATTTACGCCTGAAGCATGGGCGGAGTTTACCCAACAACTCAAAAATTCTTGGGAAAATGATAACGCTGGTACAGATTCACCTATTTTCGTTGTTCAATCAAAAAATATTGTTTGGGGTTTAGACCCAGCAAGCGATTCAGTTGAAATTACGAATATTGTCGATGTAGATCAAGAATCAAAATATAAGTCAGTTGAAGAGTTTTTTGATTCACTAAAAGCTGCAGAAAAACATGATTTAAATGGCTTGGCTATTGATGAAGAAGATGAGCTTTTCCTTGATGTCAAAGTATCAACACAAATTAATATTTTATCGGAATGGAACGAACGCAATGTCTATATTTGCCATGGTAAATATTTTTGGGAAGATATTAATTGCCATCTAACACGGTCAGCTGCTGAAGCATTTATTAATCGTAAATCACATGATTATGGTGAGTTACGTGTATTTGTAAAATCACTTTATTGGTGTGATGAGTTTAAAAATCTACTGAATGCAATTATTAATGGTGAAGTAGGTTTAACTAGTAAAGATGATGACAACATTCTAAATGTTTTGGGTCCAAGTGATTCTAAAGTAGGTTCTGAAACCGAATCTACATCTGTAGGTAAAACACCTAAGAAATCAAAAAAAGCAGAGACTAAAGTGGAAAACTGGACACGTTACCATAACGGTAAACCTGTAGAGCCTAGCCCTTTATCTGAACTTATAGAAAAGCTAAAAAAAACCAAAACTGCTGATGATGCTAATAGTCTCATTGAGGAAATCAAAGACTGGGCTACTGAAGATCAGAGTTTATTTAAAACCGAACTAAATAAGCATTTAGTAATTATTGCTGGTCACTCTAAAGAAAATATTTCTATTGGGGAAAAGATCAGACAAGCAAAGGATCTGACTACATTAGATGCCCTTGAAATTGATATTTCTGAAGCTGATGAACGTATTCAGGAACGTCTAATGGAGCTGGTTGTAAAAAGAAGAAAAGAACTTGAGGTTGAAGGTAACTTTTTATTGGAGTCACCTCAATGATTCAAATTTATAACAGCAAAACTAGAACTTTTACTGTGATCGGTAAACGAACCCAAGTTTTCTTAAATGTTTCACTTAATGAAACTGAAGCTTTGCTTTTCAAAGCGAAACTTAAAGATTCTATTTGGAGATTCTAACATGATGAAGTACATACCTGACTCTATGTCATACCCATTCACTGTTTGGATGTCAGAAAGTGGCTTCTATCCTTCTTATAAAAAAGGATACATCGTTATGAAGCGTGGCAAAGAAGTGGCAAAGATTTCTCTAATAGAAACAAAAAAAGGTTTCGAAATGAATGAAGTCTGTCAAAAAAGATTTACTTCATTTTGCCGGGTTTGGATGAATAAGGATAAACGTTTTATTAACCAGCTTCGAATGCGTGGCATTTCTAATTCAATGAAATTCAGTTATCAAAAGGTGGCAGCATGACAGATTTGAATAAGTTAAGAAGTGAGTTTGAGGAACTGCCAGAGGTTAAGCAATGGATTGAGAGATTAATCTATGGTGATAATTCTGAAGTTTACATAATGGTAGATGAAACAGAAGAAAATAATGCCATTACTACATGGATTAATGGCGCATGGTTTGTTTGGAAATTAAAAGCCAAAGCTCAGGCGGTGCCAGAGGGTTTTTGTTTAGTACCCAAAGAGATCCCAGACAATGTTGTTAGTTGTTTAGAAAATAGTGGATATCATTGGGGTGATATGACCCGTGACCACTATGCCCCTATTTATTCATTAATGGTAGAAGTAGCAAGCGAATCGGGAGTTTTAGAATGAGTGATTTAGCTGCACAACGAGTTGCTTTGATTGCTGAAGTTGAAGTATTTAAAAAAGACTGTATGGAATTATGGTTTGTTCCTGATCTTGCATCTTCCTATAAAAATAGAGATTTCTTTTCGTATTCCATTATTGAAAATGACCAGGTCTTTTTTATGATCGAACAAGCCCGCCAATTGTGGACCTTCTGGAATAAAGCCAAGGATCATAATTTGCCTAAAAGTTCTGTTCTTATTGTTGAAGACGAAATTAAAACTATGTGGCAAGACAATGAAGAGCCTGAAAATTGTGTAAATAAAGAAAAAGACTTTAATTGTTTGGGTGATTGTTTAGACATAGAAGATATCATTTCAATCACAAAACAACGCTATGCATATATATCAGCCGAAAAGGTCTACGGTACATGGGTAGCTAAATTTGAGGCTGGTGAACTGAAAAAAGATTATTTCTTCGTTGGTAGTCAAAAAGAATGTGAAGAAATAGTCGAAAGTAATAAAGCTCTTTATTCAAGCAGAATGGGAGCTGAGCCATGATTATTGGACGTAGTATCTTTGAAGAAAACTTCAAAAATACAGAAACATTCAAACATGAAAGTTCTATTCGAAATTCCGACATTCTTGTTTTTAGTAAAACAATGAATGGCTACTTTAATATAGTGGTTAATGAGGCTTGGCATCTTTGGAATAAAGAAATGCAAGCTCATGCTGATTGGTATAAGAATGATGACCCAATTGCATTTGAGTGGGCTAAGTCAGGCAGTCCCGAGTATGAAGCTGACTTTTATACAAGTGCGAAAGCTTGGGCAGCCGCCAAATTTCAAGCTGGTCCGACTTGGATTAGCGTAGAAGTAGATGTACCACCTATAGATAAAATGGTTCTGATATGTTGGGCAAATTCGCCAGACATTGACCCTGAAATAGACTACATGACTACTGATGATGATTTAAATCATATATGGGCTAATTACTACAACGATCCGCCTTCTCACTGGATGCATTTTCATAGTGTGCCAAACGTATCTGGAGCTGAAGTGTGAGTGGAATTGACTTTGAGCAGCTTTACTATTTAGCGATTCAGAATGCAACTAAAAAGCGTAAATCAGATACGAATTGGGTTCACGTTAGTAGATTGGGACCGGGTTCAACTAAGGCTCGTCAGATATGCGAATATTTTGGAGTTGATCCTGAAGGTACTGTTTTTAGAAAAGTGGAAAATAAGGAGGTCTAAATTTAATGGCAATTTATATCTCAACACCAGAGATTTTACAGAGGTACAAAATTTCTAAAGGTACTTTAAAAAATATGCGGGAAAGGGGTTCCGACCCCTTTCCTGAGCCAATTGTTAGAGGTCATGGAAGAGCTACTAATTTATATGGTGTTAAAGCAGTAGCCTCTTGGGAAAGTAGAAATGGATACTTAGAAGCACTTGAAATTGAGCCTTTAATATCAAATCTTTCGTAG